TCAGCCCAGGGACTGCCGTTTCGAGACCTTCGAGCGGTCGTAGACCCGGGCCGTGGTGGCCGAGCTGGCGTGAAGCTCGGGCAGTGCGCCATACCGTGCCTTGTGCTGGGTGGTGTAGTAGGCCCGCAGATCGTGGAAGGTGAAGCGCCTGCTGATCACCTTGGTCTCCAAGGCTTCGACCATGGCCCGCTGCCAGCCCGTGGTGAAGCCCGATTCCGTGAGTGGGCTGCCGTGCTGGTTGATGAAGACGTGCAGCGATGTCTCGGGGCGTGGCAGCTGCAGCAGCCTCTTGGCCAGGTCCAGCATGGCCGGGCCCATGGCGATGTTCTCCGCCCGCTTGGTGCCGCCGTGCTGCTTTGCGCGCATCAGCCGGATCTCGCCGGCCTGCAGGTCGATCTGCGGCACCTGCAGGGCCAGGAACTCCACGCGGCGTGAGCCAGCCAGGGCGGCGAACTCGGCCATCAGGGCCAGGGTTTTGCGTGCAGGGCTACCGGCCTCCAGCCAGTCCAGGAAAGCGCGTAGCTCGGCCGGCTCCGGCGCCTCTGTTCTGGCTCGCTCGCTATTCTTTTTGACCTGCTTGCACGGGTTGGCGTCGATCAACCCGCGCTCGATGGCCACGTTCATCAGGTTCGAGAGCAGGGCGATCTCTCGGTTGCCCCGCACGGGCGCGTCTGCACGCTCCACACGCAGGAACCTGGCGATGTCGGTGGGGCGCACCGCGGCGGCAGGCACCTCGCCCATGACCTCGATGAGCTTCACGCTGTACGACTCGTAATCCTTCTTCGTGCGCTCCGCCAGGGCCGTCCAGCGGGCGGTCTTCTGGTACAGGTCCCAGAGCTCGCGGATCGTGCCTTGCAAGTTTGGGACGTGATTCATCTCCAGCACGGCCTGTATGGCCGCTGTGCGGTCGGTGCCCAGGTTGATGGGCTTGCCACCCACCGGGTGGTATCGGTAGGTGACAAGCCCGTTCTTGCGCGGCCGAGCCTCCATCCGGGGCAGAAGGCCGAAGCCTGATGCTCGCTCTCTTCTGCGACCCATCACTTACTCCAGTTGAAGCCGCGCCGAGCCGGTGAGGGCGCTTTGTTGTTAAGCCTCTCTTCAACGATGGTGCGGCCCACCAGAGGAAGCCCATCGGGGCGGACACCGGCCACGGCAATGCCGAGTACTCGCTCGATGTAGCGACGCTGGGCGAAGCGCTGCTTCAGCGGCTTGCACAGGCCGTTTATCTCGTCCTCGGTCAGGTAAGGACTCAAGACTGGTGATTCAGCTGTCATGTAGCTGGCCCTCCTGTGCTTCTCTTGCGCGGGGTAGAGGCCGCGCCAGACTTCTTCTTGTCGCTTGGCTTGGACTTCGGCACAGCTGCGGAAGGGGGCGTAAGCCTGGGAACTACTCCAAATTTCCGGAACGCTCTCTCTAAGGCGGATTCAGCGCCAGGCTCTGATGCTTTTAGCTTGAGAGTCAGGCTTTGGCTGGAGGCTCTGAACTGATTCTTGACTTGGGTAACTCGTTGCGATTGCTTGAACCCCACAACATCGGCTTCGTCAAACACGATCGTTCGCCCGATGCGATAGCAGGGAATGGGTCCCTGAGGGGCGGCTAAAGCGTAGACCGCCCGTGGGGAGACACCAAGGATGGCTGCAGCTTCCTTTGCGTTCATGAGAAAACTCCTTGCTGTGTGGTCTGACGACGAAGGGGTTCCCAAGCATTCACGAGGAGGGCGCGTACTTTGTGCGATGACCCGTCTTGGCGCGTGAAGCGGGGGCGTTTTTCATTTTGCTCTGCCATGTTGATTGCTAGTTTGGGCAGGCGTTGTGCCAGCCGTATTGATCGCCGCGCTTGTTCTCTCCTGTCATGCCATCAGCCAGGCTGCCGATGGTGGCCGTCAGCACACGGGCTGCGTCAAGCGCTTCCCTGATTTCTTTGATATCTGCGCTGCGGCCTGCACCATCCACCACATCCAGCAGGATGCTGGCCTGCAAGGAGATAGCGTCAAGAACGTGGTGCTCTTTGGTTTCCCCCTGAGCGGAGGCTGGTCCCGGATCGAATGCAGGCGCATAGACAGCCTGCTGTCCCGCCTGCAGCGCCCTGAGAGCCGAGGAATCTCCCGCAAGTCGAGAAGACCGGAAGGCGCCGGACAGATCGACTGCCAGTGGCAGAGCTTCTCGAAGCAGGCAGCGCGCCGCGTTGACGGGGTCACTGCCATCAGTCTCTGCAGCGCTCAGCGCCTTTTTTGCCACGTCCAAGCTGTCGGCGATCATGGCCAGAAGCTCGCCCATGGCCGGCCTCGGGCCGTCCCCCATCCACGTTCCGTCGGTCCTGTTCACGTCCATCAGCAGAGCATCAGCCGTGTCGATGGCTTCATGGCCAGGGATGCGTGGCAGCAGGTCCGCAAGAGGCAAGATCAAGTTGTGCACGCGCCGCGCCACGTCGCGAGCCAAGGCTTCATGCTCTTGGAGGATGTCGGGCTTCGCGACTTCGATGCATGCTGCTTCAACCATGGCGGCACCTCGTTTTGCTAACTGGCTTGAACACTTCCAGCACGCGGCCGAAGACGGTGATGGAGTTGAGTATCTCGGGCGTGCATTTGCCCCACTGCAGCGCATCAAGCCCGTGGGGATCAGCGATTTCAAGGGAGCCGTCCAGACGGTGATGGAATCGCCTCACGCCGAACCATTGATGGCCCTGGCCGTAGTAGAAGGCGATCAGGTAGTCCGAGTCGCAGGTAATGCGGCGCGCATCGAAATCCACGCTGATCACGTCTCCGGCTTCGATGACGTGGCCGAACAGGCTGTGATGGGTGAGCAAGATGTGCCGCCCGAACATTCCTGTAGCCTGGGCAGGGTGCTCCAGTTGGCCCACAGCCGTCGCCGGTATGGCGCGGCTGGGTTGCTGCAGGGCAGGGGCCTTGCGTTCTGTGATGGCGGTCATGACTCGGCGCCCTTGTTGGCCTGGCGCGCCATGTACCACTCCACGTAGTCCTTGCCGCGCTTGTCCAGGTGCTCATAAATCGGGTGCTGGTGCAGGATCTCGGCAGGGACCATCACTTGGCGACCCGTGACGTCTTGCACAGAAAGCATGTCACTTTCGCCGCATCTGCCGAACTTGGTGCCGATGTGTTCGACCTTCCCCAGCAAGGTGTCGAGAAGCGCAGGGCTTTGCCAAGCTGGATGGGCCACGGAGCGCACATGTAGGCGGGATACGTGGGCATCAGGATGTTGCGGCTTGAGCTCTTCCAAGACCGCTGCCGCCTCCTCCCAAGACTCATGCCGGAACGCCAGCCGCGATCCTCGTGATGTCCAGACCTCATAGCGATACTGGGAGCCATCGCCGGCTGCCAGGTGCAACCAGTCCTCCAGCAGCCGCATCTTGGTGCGGAATTCCTGTTCCACGGCCTGCGACCGGCCCTGATCCTTGAGGCGTTCGACGGCCCAGTCCGGCAGAGGAGGCAAGGGCTTCGGGTGGAGGTTGGCGTGGCAGAGATGCGTTTCCAGGGTGCTAAGGATCAGGCATTCCCAGTGATTCGCGATCTCTTGGATGCGCTCCAGCAGGTCAAAGGCCGTCACGGGATCCGGCAAGGCTGGCGCTGCACGGCGGTTCGGAGGGGTAGGGCGGGGAGTGCGGCCGATCTTGGGGTTGATTCCGGCGTGGGTTTCCCCTGCCGCGCGATGCGTGGCATCATTCTTCATGGTTCGTTTCCTTGTGAGAAGGGCTTCGGGCTAAGAGGCCTGCTCAGTTCGCGCTGTGCAGGTCTCGGGCGAAGGCTGGCAGTTCGCGCTGCCGGCCTTCTGCTTTTGTGGTGGTCCATTTGGCATGTCGATACTCCTTCGGAGACCATTCGAGAATACAGAGTGAGCTGGAAAAAGCTCATGCGAAAAGCTTCCTCTGGAATCACTGTTCAAAGAAAAACAGGTCAGGCTGTCATAGCCTCCGCGCGAGCCTGCAACTCGCGGGGCTCAGAGCAGGGCTGCCTGGGGTTCATCGGGGGCTTGCCTCGGCTTCAGGGGGACAACACTGCCGCCGTTGCCGGGCTTGCCATCCGCCGCAGGCATGTTCTCGCGCACCACATCAACGACAGATTCCCACCAGTCGATCTGATTGCCGTGGTGTGCGTTCTTGGCCTTGAACGGCAGCACCTCGCCGTACTTGGTGCCTGCTTCGGTCAGCGCGTAGCCGTCCTCGACCTTGCGTTGCAGGCCAAGCTGCAGAAGCACCTTGTTGACGAGCTGGCTGCTGACTTTGGCGCGGCCAGTCTGCTCCGCGATGCGGGCTCCGATTTGCGTGGGGTTGAGGTGGACCATGCGCTCCAGTGCCACGGGCGGCAGCGCGCGGCGGAACTCGCTGAAGTCGATGCCGGTGTGCTGCTCAAAGGCCTGGAGCTTGGCGGCTGCCACCACATCGAGGCGGATGCCTGGCACGTCCTTCAGCGCGTCGCCGACGAAGTTGATGACCTTGACCTGATCGAGGGGCGTGCGGCTGCGGACACGGGCTGGCTTCGTCTCCACTGGCGCCGGCAGAGTGGCCACGTCGCCGACCAGCACGCGGCGCTCGCAGTCGATGTAGTAAAGGCGAGCCTCCTTGCCCTTTGGGGTGCGCTCGACCATTGCAAGTTCTTTGGCCATACCGACGCTGATGATGTACTCCTTCGTCGGGCGACCTTGACCCTTCTCGCCAATATTGGCGAGAAGGTAGGTTTTGTAGTCGCGCCCCTCGACGAACTCGTACTGCTCAATCCGGTCTTTGATCCAGTTGGAGAAGTCACGACCCACGTCCAGGTACGTGTGCAGGTCACGCCCTTCCGAGGTCAGCATGGTTACGCCGCCGATCGCGCGCGGCGCTACGGGGATGAGTTCGTTCATTGCTGGGCTCCTTTCTGTTGCGGCCAACTGTCGGCTACTTCTTGAAAAATTGCGAGACGTAGAAAAGTCACTCTTGAGGTGTTTTTCAGTGCCTGTAATGTGTGTACGGCGATATTTGCACCGGCTCACTACGGGCTTGTTTTTGCCTCGCACTGCTCATCCGCGCGGCGGCTCAGTTCGAGACGAAACAGGATCTCCTGGTTGACGCTGCGGAACGCTTCCTTCGCCTTGGTTCGAAGGTAGTCCTCAAGGTCGTCCGTCGGCCTAAACTGGATGGGAGGCTTCTGCTTGGCTTTCGACATAGAATCAAACTTGGTTGTGATTGATACTGAACAGTCATGAAGAGTAGTGTAAATACCGTTCGCTACTTGTCAATACTGTTCATGACTAATTTTGGAAAAAATGGACAGCGAACTTCCACAGCGCCTCATCAAGGCGCGCTCCGGCCATGGCTGGTCTCAGGCTGACTTGGCCGAGGTCAGTGGCGTGGCTGCCGCGCAGATTTCTCGGTACGAGCAGGGCCGCAGTAAGCCGCGCTCCGAAGTCATCGCCAAGTTGGCGAAAGCACTGGCCGTAAGCTTCGAATGGCTTGCCTTTGGTCGTGGCCAAGCCGAAGCAAACCTTGTGGTTCCAGCCTATCCTGCAGATCAACTTCTGCTTGACCCCGTGGAGCTTGATAGAGAGATATATGACGAAGTGGCTGAGATCGCAAAGGCTGAGGGCTGGACGATTGAAATGGCATTGAAGCAGTTGTTCCTCGAAGGCCTGCGGCTCCACGCGAAGAAGCACCGGGATGGGGAAGCGAGCTAGGCGCAGCCATCAAACAACCCTCCCGATCAGGCGCTCGGTCAGGGGGCGTTCCTGGTACTCGCCGAAGGCCCCGCCGAACACCTCGTTTGCTTCCTCGTGAACGATGCGGTCCAGCTTGGGGTTGGTCTGCAGGGCGTTCATGAAGGCCATCGTGTGGCACCACTTCAGCGGCTTGTGCACGATGTCGTCATCCTTGGTGGCCGAGTTCTCCAGGTCCAGCACGAAGATGAGGTTGCTGCACTTGTCTCCGTACTTGCGCACGTCTTCGGTGTCGCGGTCGGCCTTGTTCGTGTTGATGGCCTCGAAGATCGCTTCGCGGCTGGCCTCGCCGTCCAGTGCGGGGCACAGGTGGACCAAGTACTTCCCGATCTCGATTTCCTGAAAGCCGATCTCCAGCTCCTGCTCTTTCAGGATCTCGATGGCCTGGCCATACAAGGCTTGGGCTGTAGAGTTGTCAGCCGCGGCAGAGAGGTCCTGCTCATGCTGGCGAATGCGGTCTCGCGCCATTTGCTTGAGCATGATGTTTCGGCGGGCGAGGTGGCGCAGGTAGACCAGTTGCTTGATGAGCTGGTTGGCTGTCTCGGTGCCCGTGAGTCCAAGTTCCATGGCTTCGGTTTCCTCTGGGATTACAGGTGCTGGCGCTGGGATGCGCGGTGGTTGCTCCAGAGCAGGCCCAAGGCCCAGGCCATGGACTGCGGCAGGGATCCGCCAGCGCGGCGGCGCATGGCGACGAGACGAAACAGGCATGCGACCTGGCTCATGAGGTGCTCCTTTTGACGGTGATGGGGAGGGCCTGGAACGCGGCGCCCGCGTCGATCTCGGCCTGGATGGTTTGTTCGCGCTCGTCGTAGGACATGCCGGCTGCTGCCAGCTGCTCGCGCCGGGCGGCGGCGTAGTCAATGCGGATGCGCTCGCGGTCTTCGATCTGGCCGTTGCCGCCGAAGCCGCAGTACGAGCACATGCAGGGCACGCCCTTGGCACGCAGTTCGCGGCCCTGGCGCTCGGCAGCGCGCACTTGATGGGGCTGCACGCCGTTGGCACGGCAGATGCGACGGATCCAGCCCTCAGTGAGGCTGCTGTGCCCGTGGCGCGCGTCTTGGCGGACCTGCAGGAGCGCATCCGTCTTGTTGAGCGTGATCTCTTCGAGGAGATAGCGGGAGAAAGGCGGCATCAATCACTCCAACAGATTGAGGAATGGATGCCTGCGGCATCCCTTCGCAACACCTCACCGGCGGGACTTCATCCCTGGACCTGCCCACTGCGTCCTGTTGGGCTTACCGGCTTCGTATCGCATGCCGAGGTCTTGGCGCTTGGTGTTGCGTTGAGAGGAACTTTAGCACATGCTATGACTTTCGCAAGATAAATATTTGCAAATGCTATAGATTTAGGGAGGCTACACATCCCCACACAGCACGCGGACGCAAAAAGCCCCGTCGCGCGGGGCTTGTGTTTGTCGGATCGGCGTAGCGTCTGACCTCTGGCGGGCGGGCTCGGTGGCTACAGTGGTGCACCACACGGGAGACACCCATGCACCACCTCGACACCATCGATGGAATCATTGCGCTCGCGGAGACAGGCCCTGGCGTTGAGCCAGGAGAGGCGCTGAATGTCCTGGCCAGGATAATCAGCGACATGGATCCACAGGAGGCCCACTACAAGGAGCGAGTGGCTGGCCTGGTGCTCGTTGGAGCAACGCTATGGCGTACGTCCGTCGCGGCAGGCGATGCAACTATTGATGCCGCCCTTTGGCGGGCGTAGCGCCCAAGAAAAAGCCCCGAGTGTCGAGCCTTATGTGGGAAGGTTGGCGGAGCAGGGGGCTCAGTTGGCGGATGGCGCCGGGGCTGCCTGCTACAGAGAGCGCAACCTGACCAGGCGCGGATCGTCACCAATGACGCCGTGAGCATCCAGCTCGACAATGGACTGCTGGACGCGTAGCTCAAGTGTCGTGATCTGGAGATCCTTGGTCGGATGGCCGTCGGGTAGGGAGTAGGCGCTTGACAGCTCTGCCGCCAAAGTCTCGATGTCTTGATGGGTGGTGTAGGGCATTCAATGCTCCAGTTGCGCCGCAACAGCGCGGCACGACCATCTTGCTGTCACGACTGCTCGCGTGGTGCCCGTCAGGCATGAAAAAGCCCGCTCGGGGCGGGCTCAAGTGGAGAGTGCTGCTATTTGCTCCCCGGCTTTGGGAGGTACAGGGTGAACTGAACTGGCTTTTTCCCGTAGTGTTCTGCTACGCCCTGCCGTAGTTCATGAATACTCTGGCAAGTTTTGGCCATGCCGATAACCTCATAGCATCGAGATACAAGCTGACGCACCCCGTGCGTCTCTGTCAATTGTCGATGCCAATGAACGCCTGCTGGTGGTTTATTTTTCCTCAGGTACTCGGCCACATCAGGATCGAGCGTGTCATAGATCAACTCTATAACCAATTTGCCCCACCATTTTGGTCGAAGCTGCAAGGAGCCTTTCCATTGAGTAAGCCGCCCAAACTCTTCCCAAAGAGCATCTGGAAAGGTTTTTTCCCAAGCCCTTAGCTCTTCGGCAATAAATGCCTTCAACTTCATTTGCAACGCATCGGCGGCGCGTTCGTATTGATAGCCAGTCGCTTCATCTATAAGTGCATCCAAGCCTGTTCGAGTAAGCCCTGCCGTCAGTACCGCGCATTTGATGGCGATTTGCTTTTGGCGATCAGTGAGCTTTGCCCCCTCGTATAGCGCTTGAACATAGCCGCGGCAGATCAACTCAAAATTTTCCGTGGTCAGGCCGTGCCCCTTGAGCTGCGTTCCTGGGATGGAAAATTGCAGATTTTCGGCCAGGACTAAGTCCTTGTTTATAAAGGGATTTAGCGGCGCCACACCAATAAATTTGGCCAGGTCTCCGCTATCGGCGTTCGCTATCGCCTTTATAGCGCCGCGTAGGGCAATCACTCGCTGTCCTGTGTTCAAGACATAACAGTCAAGAGGGTTTCCACCTAAGTCAAGAACTCCTTTCCACTTCGCGAATGGCCCCCCTTCTGAGACCTCGGCCTCAATGGTGCCTGATCGCTTCCATCGGGCGATGGCAGCTTTTTTGGCTCTCTCGGCACGTTCTTCGGCTGTCATTTTTGCAGCAACTACAAGGCCGCCTTTGGAGCGGGCAGAGGGGCTATGTGCACTCATGTGGACAGATGTGAAGTTAGGACATCACGATTTTGAAGGGTGCTTGCAAAATAAGCAAGCATTGCTTGCTTGTGCTTGCTTGAAAGGAGGTCTGAAGGTCCGCCGCAAAACGGAAGGTGGCTTGCGCGGCCTTGCTGGAGCGCCCTACAACCTCGCGGCGTCGGTCTTGCATGGTGGATGTGTCATGGCGGTATGTCGGCTGACACTTGGTGCGGCCCCGTGACCTTTGCTATCGGCGCCCATACGAGGTAGGCGACCCAACTCTTGCCATCTCGTGTGCAGTAAACAAGGAATTCACCCTTGTCGCGACTGCTCGGCCGGTACTTGAATTCGCCGCAACCCCTGACCGAGTTTTGCGCAAGAGCCTTGCTGATGGGCAAGTTGAAGTCATCTCTCCAAGGGCTGGGGTAGCGTTGCTGCAGCGTCATGTCGGCATGGGCAGTAGCGGTTGCCATCAACCCAGCCATGATCAAAACCTTCGCCATCCCCCTCTCCTTCTACGAGATCAGAAATCTTTGGCGCCCGCTTTGGTCTGTTGTTGCTGGCGCGCTTGCTCTTCGGCCTTGGCTGCTGCATTACTGATGGAGACGGAGCCTTCGTCAATCTTGGAGGCGCGTAGCCTTGCAACCAATTCTGAGTCGCCCTTTGCCCAGGTCTTGACCCAATTGTCAAACTCCGCGCCAGCGCGGTTCTTTACTGGCTTGGTGTCTATGGTAGTGGGCTTGCCGTACTTTTCTTCGAGAGCATCGCCAACGACGCGCGCATGAGCAATCGGAAAGATCATGTACAGGCTGGAGAACTTTCCATCGATGAACTTCGCTTTTCCATAGTTCAACATCCCGCCTCCAAAGGATGTGCCTTCTCTGCATTCGGCCAACTTCTGCTCAAAAGCTGCAGCCCCGCCTCTCATGTAGGTCGGTGCGCATGAATCCCGAATGTACGTACAAGCGTCATCCTTGCATTGATAAAGCGGTAGCGCCGCTTGGAATTGCTCCATCGAGTCACCAAGCTTGACGCCTTTGTAAGAGAAGTCGTCAGCCAGAACTATGCATGAACACGCTGCGAGCGCAGCTGCAATCAAAACCTTCTTCATCTATCTCTCCTTGTGTAATAAGGCCGCAGCAACCGGCGCATTATCCTTGGTGTAGCGTCCACCAAGCCTTTACGCGGCCGGCGACGTTGATGCTATCGGCAGCTGTGCGTAAGTCGATACGCTCCTCGTCTGGAAACTCTTCTGCGTTATCACTGCGGAGCACCAAGGTTCCTGTCGAGTGAATCAGGGCGCGCTTCAGCAGCAGGCGGTCACACACGTCCAGCACATAGATGCCTGGCACGTCGATTGCCTTCTGGCCCATGTCCACGAACACCAGATCGTGGTCGCGGATCGTGGGCAACATGCTTTGCCCGATGCCTGTCAGGATCTTGATGCGGTCGTAGTTCGTGCTGCCGACCTTCTGGCGCACCCAGCTTTCCAGCACATCAAGGTGCCGGATGATTTGAACGGGCTCGCTGAGGCCTCGCCCATGGCCCATCGATGGCGTAGGAGATAGGTGCTGAAGTCGCACGTAGCCGGGCGGAATGTCGTCGCGATCACTTGTCGGCATGCTGACAGGCGCCGCGGCTTCTGCGGATGACGCGGTGAACCAGCCAGCGTAACCGGGGAGCGCTTCGAGCTTTTCCACGAAATCCTCTTTGATGGGCCGGTGCCGGCTCTTCATCTGACCGATGAAGGAGCCGTTGCTGTAGCCCAGCAGGCGAGCAAGCGCTGTGTCGCTGCCAGCCTTCTTGGAAGCAGCGATCAGCCGCTCAATCCTGAATTCCTGCGTGTCGTTCGTCATGTCTCGAAGATAGCAATTGCGAAAATAGCGTACGCTAACGATTTGCTTGTCTTATCTTTAGCTATTGCTATAGAATGGGGCATGCCCATACCAGCCCTCACGCCACAAGAGGCCCGCGAGCTTGCGGTGCGAGCGGGGACAACGCCCGCCTACCTCTACCAAGTTCTCACTGGACGGAGGGCTGCAAACCCGGCCCTTGCGCGCCGGATCAATGCAGCCGATCCAAGGATCCTTTTGTCGGACCTGCGGCCTGGCGACTGGCACGAGATCTGGCCGGAGCTTGTGCCAGTCGCTGCCCAACCCGCCGAGATCTGACCATGCAGCCGCGTCAGGAAATCCTCCGCCCGCCGCGCGCTGTAGCCAGCTCGCGCTCCACGCACATCACCACTCGGCTCGCCCGGCAGCGGATGTGCAGCTCCCCCGCCCTCCATGACAGCTCCAGCTGGCTCGTCGTCAAAGTCTGCTCCCGCGCGCTCGTGTCCGGGTTCACGTTGGTGCTGACGCTGGTCTTGGTGCTGGCGTGGAAGGGCTGGGTGTTTAGGTTCATGGCGGCTCCCTTTGGCGTGGTGTTTGTTTGCTTGGCCGCGATGTTCGGCGTTCCCTTCTTCCCCGTCCACGTCCAATTTCTCAGGAGCCGGATATGAGCGCTCTCGATGCGCTGCGCCGCGGCGTTGATCACTTCCCAGGGGGTCGCGCTGTCGTGGCAGTCCGCCTGGGGAAGACCGATGAGGTTCTGCGCAAGGAGCTGTCTGGCGCCTCGTCGCACAAGCTCGGCGCCGTCGATGCGCTGGCCATCACCAGCCTGCTGCGCGAGGCAGCCATGCCCCATTGCTACGACTACGCGGCCTATGTCGCGGGCGAGGCTGGGGGGCGCTTTGAGCTGATGGAGGCCTGCCGCGCTGTGGCGGCGAGCCCCGTGGACAAGGTGTCCAAGCTGGTGCTGGAGACCTCGCACATCACCAGTGCCGTGATCGATGCCATGCAGGACGGGGTGATCTCGGACAACGAGCTGGCGCAGATCGAGCGTGAGATCGCCGAGGCCGAGGAGGTGCTTCGCAAGCTGCGCCAGGCCGCGCGTGCCGTCAACGCCGCAGGCAAACCCCGTGAGATGAACGAAGCGCACGGCGCGAAGGAGTAGGTATGGCCGGGGACTGGATCAAGATGCGGACTGACCTCTACCGAGACCCCAAGGTCTCGCTCATTGCTGATGCGCTGATGGCTCCTAGCAGCGAGCTTTCGCGTTACGTCACGAACAACTGTCAGCGTGAAATGACCGTCACCCGTAACGTTATGCGTAACGTCACGGTCGGAGCGCTGGTGTCTGTTTGGGGTGTGATGCGACAGCGTGGAAAGCGTAACGGTGACGATTTGGTGTGTCACGGCGTGACGCTGATGGTGCTCGATGACATCGCTGATCTGCCTGGATTTGGTGCTGCACTCGCGCTTTCGGGCTGGGTTTTGCAGACCTCGGAGGGCCTCGAATTCCCCCGATTTTTCGACGAATACAACGTCTCTCCAGAGGAGAAAACCCGCTCACAGGGTGCTGAACGCCAACGCCGTTACAGGGAGCGCCAAGGGCAAAAAAGTGACGGCCAAAGTGACGGTTTTGGCTGCGTCACGGGTGACGTAACGGATAACGTCACTGTGACGCCTAGAGAAGAGAAGAATAGAGAAGAGAAAGAGAATACCCCCCAACCCCCCACCGGGGGCCGACAGCGTCGTCGCAATGCTGCCGAGGAGCCTGACGGCTTTGTCGAGTTTTGGTCGGCATACCCCCGCAAGGTCGGCAAGGATGCTGCTCGCAAGGCTTTCGCCAAGCGCCGGCCAGACGCAGCGCTGTTGGCAAAGATGCTGGCGGCCATCACGATCCAGGCAAGGTCGACGCAGTGGCTGCGTGACGATGGCCAGTTCATTCCGCACCCCTCGACGTGGCTCAACGCGGGTCGTTGGGACGACGAAGAGGGCGTGGGGCAAGCGGGGCAGGGCGACAGCGAGAGCCGGCCCCGCTGGGCTCTGCAGGCCGGTTTCGAGAACCGCTGGGAGGCGGAAAACGCGGGTTGTCGTGAGCACAACGCCCACCAATTCCGAGATGGCCAGCGCGCGGAGGTGACCGCTTGAACGCCGCCGAACTCAGCCAGCGCATGGCCTCTGACGCCGCGGCGATTGCGCAGTACCTGCTGCCCAACGGCAAGCGCAAGGCCGGCGAGTGGGTGGCCGGCAGCATCAACGGCGAGGAGGGCCAGTCGCTTTCCGTCCGCCTGACGGGCACCAAAGCCGGCGTGTGGAAAGACTTCGCCTCGGGTGAGGCAGGCGATCTGCTGGATCTGTGGGCGGCCTGCCGCAGCCAGTCCATCGGCGAAGCCATCCGCGAGGCGAAGCAGTACCTGGGCATCCGCGACGTGATGCCCGAGCGCGAGAAGAAGACCTTCAAGCGCCCGTCCAAGCCGCAGTGCCAGGCCGCCAAGGCCGGCGTCAAGGAGTGGCTCAACGGCCGGGGAATCACCGACGAGACCATCGCTGCCTTCCGGGTGGCCGAGCAGATCCGCGGTGGCAAGACCTACGCGGTGTTCCCGTACCTGCGCAACGGCGAGCTGGTCAACTTGAAGTACCGCAACATCGCGGAGAAGCGCGACATGCGCCAGGAGGGTGGGGCAGAGCCTTGCCTCTTCGGCTGGCACCTGATCGACCCCAAGGCCCGCACCGTGGCGATAACCGAGGGCGAGATCGATGCGATGACGCTGCACCAGGTCGGGATCCCCGCGCTGTCGGTCAATGCTGGCGCTGGCAATCACCAGTGGCTGGAGAACGACTGGGAGCGCCTGGACTGCTTCAGCGAGATCCTGATCTTTTTCGACAGCGACGAGGCTGGCAAGGCAGGGGCGCAGGAGATCGTCCGCCGCCTGGGCTTGGAGCGCTGCAAGCTGGTCACGTTGCCCGAGAAGGACGCCAACGAGTTCCTGCAGAAGGGCGCTTGCGGCGAGGACTTCTGGCACGCCACCAAGGAAGCCAAGACCCTGGACCCCGAGGAGATGCGCCAGGCCAGCGACTTCATCAACCGCGTGAAGTCTATGTTCTATCCGGCCCACGATGACGAGGGCGACCCGGTGCTGCGCCTGGACAAGGATCTGGACTGGTTCGAGTTCCGCTCCGGCGAGGTCACCGTCTGGACCGGCTACAACGGCCACGGCAAGAGCTTGATGCTGTCCCAGGTGCTGCTGGGGCTGATGCAGCAGGGCGACCGCGTGATGGTGTTCTCCGGCGAGATGACACCCGAACGCCAGCTCAAGCGCACCGTCAAGCAGGCGGCGGGCCTGGACCGTCCCAGCATGCCTTACATCGACGCTATCGGGGCCTGGCTGCACGATAAGCAATGGTTCTTCAACGTGGTGGGCAGCGCAGGCATCGACCGCCTCTTGGCCGTGTTCCTGTACGGCTCCAAGCGTTACGGCATGCGTCACTTCGTGATCGACAGCTTGATGATGACGGACGTGCCCGAGGACGGCCCAGGCAGCATGACCGCCCAGAAGGAAGCTGTCCGCAAGATCTGCGATTTCGCGCGCCGCAATGGTGTGCATGTCCACCTGGTCGCCCACCCGCGCAAGGGTGCGGACGAATCCAAAGGGCCTGGAAAGCTGGATGTTGCCGGGTCTTCCAAGATCACCGACGGAGCCGACAACGTGTTCACGGTCTGGAGCGCGCGCAAGGACGAGAGCGACGCCGGCCACGACCCCGACAAGCCCGACGCCAAGCTGGAGCTGCAGAAGCAGCGCAATGGCGACGTGCAGCACTACAGCCAGTACCTCTGGTTCAACAAGGCCGCCCAGCAGTTCGCCACGAACAGCCGGCGCCGCGCCATCTGCTATGTCCCTTTCTCAATCCAGGAGCCAAAAGATGAATTCGCTGACCAACCCTGATCGCGCTGTCCCGAACCTTGCGGCTGGCCATGTCCTGCTGTGGAGCCAGAGCCAGTGCGCGCTGCATATCGAGCCCCTCATGGACATGCTGACCAAAAACCGCAGGGCGTGCGCAGCTGACCATTGCATGGACTACGTGCCTCTGACGATCGGCACACGCGAGGAGTGCGACGCCGCCGCAAGCCGGCTCCGGCCAGTCCTCAACGAACGCCGCAGCGGAACCGCATCCCATTGATCCAGAAGACCGTATGACAACAGAAGCACCAACCACACTCGCTGCTGAGCGGCCCAACGTCATCGAACGTTTGAACAGCGCGAGCACCAGCAGTGACCTGTCCGTGGACCTGGAGAAACGCGGCGATGCGGACTACCTGATCGCCGCTGGCATCCAGCGCGCAGGCCTGGGCCGGCTGGTCCAGCAGCTGATCTGCGAATGGGACCGCCGCGAGAAGCCGCGCCCGCTGACCGAGGAGCAGCTGCAGCGCGTTGCCGAACAGATGCCCCGCAAGAGCCGGGGCCGACTCGACATGGTGGGCGCCCGCGTGGCTGAGGGCCGATGGCACATGGAGCGGCGCATGCAGATTCTGACCAGCCTGCCGCAGTACACCCGCCTGACGGACGCGCACGCCGGCTTTCTGCCCTGGGTGCTGGCGCAGGGCATCAAGGACGCCCGCGCCAAGCTGACCGACGTGCTGCTCTGGTGGTGCGACAGCAAGTGCCCAGGCTGCAGCGGAGTCAAGCTGGGCGAGATGGCTGTCTGTGAGACCTGCAAGGGCTTCGGCACTCGCGAGGTGCCGCACGAAGCCGAGGGCCAGCTGATCTCCGAGCACATCGCCACCCATGTGGATCGCGCACGCTCGGGCACGGTCGCCGCTCTGAAGCGAATGAGGGGGCTGAAGACAGTTGCGGCCGGCAAAGGCTGATGTATACTGCGGTCCTAGAGCGCAGGCGCAGATAAACCGCCTTCCTCACATTGGAAACGTCCCCAGGCGGTGAGTCTGGCAAGACATGAAAGCGATGTGAAAACTCGCCTAAAGAAAAGCCCGCTCGGTTCGCCAGCGGGCTTTTTGCTGTGAGTCTGTTCCGGCGAAGACCTGTGCCTTTGCTGGCGTTATGTGAGCGCTGCCCTCACATAGCAATTGCCTGGATAGCTGACGTTGCCAGCAGCACAATGAAGTCAAGGCAACAAGCAGACGTCAACAATGCAAGAAGTGAGATGCGCCAGTTGCAATCGCAAGCTGGCAGTTGGTGTTTTCCAGCAACTGGATATTAAATGCCCGCGCTGTGGAGTAATTAATTCTTTGAGAGTCGAGAACTCCATTGCCGAGCGCCGTGAGCGCCTTCTTCTAAAGTGTTTGAAGGACTCTAAATGACTGTCTATTTGTCACAAAACGATTTTGCTAAGTCGATGGCAGATCTTTTGTATGCTGGCGGAGGCGCGGCATCTATTGCTGGGAATGATCCATTCTGGATCGATTCAATAAACAATGCAGCAGCTGTGGGGGTCGATCATCTTGATCCGTCCAACCCTAACAATGGATTGAATGCAGCTGGGGTGCTTGCCGGTTATCGCTTGCTAACTGCTGGTTCTCCATCTGTGGATATTGCACCCTTCACTGGTCTCGCAAGTCCTAACACAAGCTATTACCGTGGCAAAACTGCAGGTACTCCGGGTCGAGCAACGGGGGTTCAAGTTGATTCCGCAGGACGTGTTGGCATATTCCTGAATGGCTTCGACACACCATCTGTAGTGGATTTTGGCGTGCCTCGATCTTATGGCCCAGATATTCATTTGCTACGTGAATATGTTTCTCCGACTGTGTATGCTGGAGTAGCTAGCAGTCAATGCTTGAGAGTTGCTTGTATATTGAACCTCGGCGTCTCCTATTTTTCACCAGCCGCGGGCTTGCAGGCTGGGGTAGGTGGACAGATTGGATGGCGGGTTAGCTTTAAGCGTTATGATAATGCGCCACTACGCTCGGGGGTATCTGAAATCGTTGTCCTCGTAGGAATGTGGGAAAGCCGTAATCTCGGCGATCCGGGCTTCGATGGAAATGATAGTACTCCGTATGTCACAGCAGGGGAGCACTGGATCGCGGGGACTGTTGCGGCAGGGAAGACATCAGCATTTGTCGAAAGTCATGGCGATGCTATGCTTACAGGGCCCGCGGGAAATCGTTCTGCGATATTGCGATGGGATATTACCCGAAAGAATATGTTGAATATTCTAAGTGCATTCGGTATTAGTGGCACTGCACCTGAAGATCTTCGTATTACTGGAACAACTTTCAGTGGCGAGCTATACGATAATCGTCCTGATTCCTTGCGCACACAATTCAAGCCTGGTCAGTTCGGTTTTTCTGTTTCTGATCAGATTGTAGTTATCTCCTGATACGGTCTATGTAAAAAGCGTGAGGCGCCGCGCACAGCGGCAGCCTCGCCTTCGTTGCCTAGATGCCCGCCTTGAGTGGGCTTTTCTATTGGCCCCCGATCCAGCCGAGGCCGCCCCTGAGTGGCGTGATGGGGCGGGCACTCCTCCGTGAGCTGTCGCGGAGCTGGAACACAGAGAACGGCATTCCCCCTGTGGCATTGGCCATAAGTCCGAAGGGGGGGGTGGTGGACTTCACGGGTGGCTCAATCGATGGTAGGCTCATCCCATGAACAAGCTCCATCAATTTCTTGAATCCGCTCAACCTGGAAGTCATTTGTCATTGGGCGCAGATGACTTTGGGATGGCAGATGCCGCGTTTCATGCACTGGTCAAAGGATGGGAGCGGGATGGTGGTGATGGATTCCACGTCTACAAGACTCATCAAGAGAGTCAGACTGGGAACCGATGGATAGACTTCGTCGTCATCCAGAAGGACTGATCAATTCGGCGCGGGCTGTTGCATGAGTACCGATAGCATTCGCTATGAGGCCCGTTGCCAAGCATGTGGAAGGCTTGGCGAGTACATTGATGGCTCCGATGATTGGGGAAGGACTTGGGAACGATGGTTAGGATTCCAGGAACTACCCGAGGATGACTACCGTGTAGCTCGGCAACGCACCGGGCTTGTTCGCCCTGTGTGCGAATGTGGGAGCTTGAACATCACCCGAGGTGAGCGCTTGAAAAGCTCCTAGTAAAAGATCAACGCAACGCATTTGTAGAGCCACCTTCGGGTGGCTTTTTTGTTTCTGCCGCCACCAGGTGCACCCGGCAAAGCATGCATTGCGCATGGGGTGCAAGGCCTGCGTGGCGGCACCTATCAAGGAGACTGTGATGCTCTACAACCACATGAACGCTCGCGGCGCTGATGTCTACGACATGGACGCCAGGCAGAAGCTGGCCAAAGTGGTCGAGGTCAACACGCGCGCCGGCTGGATCAAGGTGCTCAGGGAGCCGGCCTTGGTCGATCCGCGTGGCAAGAGCCTTGTGTGTGATCGCATCCGCTTCCGCTCCATCTACGCCATCCGCGGCCTGGAGTCGCAACCCTGCCTGTTCCACTGCTACGGGAGGCTTCAATGAGCATTCGTCGTATTCGCCGCCGTGGGCAGTTGCTTCAGCACTGCTCGACGTTGTGCAAGGCGCTTCTGCATACGCACATCGAGTTCACGCCACTGCCCAACGGCCATGTGAGGGCTGTCTTGTTGGTCGGTCGTGGAGGCTGAGTCGGTGGGAAAACTCCAGACCCTGAAGAGCACGCTGCCCGTGCTCGACACCCGCCGCGTGCAGACGATGCAGGCCGGCAGCTGGCGCACCAGTGACCAGACTGCGGCGCAGCGGGGCTACGGCTATAAGTGGCAGAAGGCCCGCGAGCAGTTCCTGCGAGAGCACCCACTGTGCGTGATGTGCCAGATGCAGGGCAGGGTCGAGGCGGCCACGGTCGTTGACCACATCACCCCACATCGTGGGGATCAGTCGCTGTTCTGGCGGCGCAGCAACTGGCAGCCGCTGTGCGTCTCGCACCATTCTCGGGACAAACAGCGGGCTGAAGCTGCCTAATAGATTTCCATAGGATCTACGCGCTGATCAGCAGGGAGATTGGGATGGCGCTTGATAAAGTCCCGTGTGGCTTGTGCGTTAATCTTCAGGGACTTCACGGGGCGGTAGTACCAAGGGTAGCTAAGTGTTGCCCTTTCGAAAAGACCAGTTTCAACTAAGGCATCTACTACAGCAGTAGTGGCTTGCATTGTATTCTTGTAAGGCGAGTCTTGCGGGAGCAGAAGACGTCGGATGATGGGATCCAGAGAGTTGCGTTCGGCCGGGGGGTACTTGTCGAGTGTCATGGCTCTTGCGCCTATAGATAGACTTTCTACGCAAGCTTCCTTAAGTAGCGTTGCCAAGCGTAGAACATCTAGCTTTCCATCTTTTCCTGCATGGGGAAGTTTCACATATCTTCCATCAGAAGAAAGCAGCGACTTTTCCTGCAGGTTTGCTTTTGGGTTCTCTAGTGCCATTTGTTTGTAAAGATTGATGGGGACAACAGCGAAGATGGGCTCGCCGTGCTGGTCTTCGATGAACTGGACTTGAGTCATGATTTCTCATTTGGTTTGTGTTCAGTGAGTATAACTGAAATTCTGGGATCCCTGTTGCCGTGATGCGTTTGTGGGGGTCTTTGCTGATGACCTCTAAGTTTGGAGGTGGTCTTGATGGCTCCAGAGCTATGGCACAAGCACTTGCGCAGCAGGGGGGGCTCAAAGTCTGGAGCCTTTCCGCCTCTAGACCGCCCTGTTCCGCACGCGCAAGAAATTTCCCCCTATTCAAATAATTCAAATGGAGTTGCTATGTCCGGAGTCAAAGGGCGCAGCGGCGGCGCGCGTCCGGGCGCCGGCCGTCCATCGAAAGAGCCCGCATACCTGAATCTGAGCGTCACCTACGACGAGCCCGCCAAGTTCCTGAAGGCGGTGATGAACGACAGCGGCACCGAGGCCAAGCTGCGGATTGACGCTGCCAAAGCTCTGCTGTCGGCCGAAGTTCGCCGCGGCGAGAACGGGGGCAAGAAGGCCGCCCGCGCTGGCGCTGCAGCCACCCGGGCGAAGAGCGGGAAGTACGCATCGGCCGCGCCGCCGAACCTGCAGTAGGAGGTGCCGGATGCCTGAATGGTCTACCGCATGCGTTGACTGGGCTGAGCGGATCCGGGAGGGGCGCTCGATCATCCCGCCACCGATCTTTCCTGAGGAGGCCGAGGCGGGCCTGGCCGTGATGCGGGAGCTGCGCATCGTGGATGCCCCGGGCAGTCCGCGCATGGCTGACGCCTGTGGGCAGTGGATCTTTGACCTGGCCGCAACCATCTTCGGGGCCTACGACGCCAAGAGCGGCCGCAGGCTCATCAAGGAATGGTTCGTGATGCTGCCGAAGAAGAACTTCAAGTCCGGGTTGGCTGCATCCATCATGCTCACCTGCTTGGTGCGCAATTGGCGCCGGTCGGCCGAGTTCACCATCCTGGCGCCAACAAAGGAAGTGGCTGACAACAGCTTTACTCCGGCCAAAGACATGGTGCAGTACCTCGAGGATAGCGAAGACGAGGACGAGGAGCCCTACAGCGAGTTGGCGGAACTGATCCATGTGCAGGACACCCAGCGGATCCTGACCCATCGCAGCATGGGCGCGAAGCTGAAAGTGATCGCAGCGGACACGAATACCGTTTCCGGCAAGAAGTCTGCCGTGCTGCTGGTGGAGGAGCTTTGGCTGTTCGGCAAGATCGCCAAGGCAAAGGACATGCTGCGGGAAGCTGGCGGCGGGTTGGCTGCACGCCCCGAAGGTTTCATCCTGTACATCACCACCCAGAGCGATGAGGAGCCAGCGGGGGTCTTCAAGGAAAAGCTGGACTACGCGCGAGGCGTGCGCGACGGCACCATCATTGATCCCGAGTTCCTGCCCATCCTGTTCGAGCACCCGCCAGAGCTGGTGAAGAACGAGGGCTGCATGCTCCTGGAGAACCTGGCCATGGTGAACCCCAATCTGGGGTACTCGGTGGACCGACCATTCTTGGAGCGCGAGTTTCGCAAGGCGCAGCAGGAGGGTAAGGAGTCGCTCAAAGGCATGCTGGCCAAGTACGGCAACGTTGAGGTCGGCCTCAAGCAACGTTCCAACAGCTGGGCCGGTGCAGAGTTCTGGGAGCTTCGTGGGAACCGGCGCATTTCGCTCGAATACATCCTGCGCGAGTGTGAGGTCGTTGTGGTCGGGATCGACGGTGGCGGGCTGGATGACTTGCTGGGCTTAGCTGTTGAGGGGCGTCACCGAGGCGTGACTCGCTGCGCGCTCTGGAACAAGGCATGGATCCATCCCATCGACATCGAACGGCGTAAGTCGGAGGAGCCGAGATACCGAGACTTCGAGCGCGACGGCGACCTGGTCGTGGTGGAGCGCCCGGGGCAGGATCTGGAGGAGCTTGCGGCGATCTGCAAGGAGATCTACGACGCCGGCCTGCTGGCGCGCATCGGTCTGGACCCTGAGCGCACGCACAAGGTTGTGTACCAGGCGCTCATTGATGCCGGGATACCGGAGGAAATGATCATCGGCATCTCGCAGGGTTGGAAGCTCACCGGCGCCATGGCTGTCGCGGAGCGGGGCCTGGAGGATGGGAGTCTTACCCACGCGGCACAGCCTCTCATGGCCTGGTGTGTGGGCAATGCGAAGGTGGTGCCCTCAGGCAATGCCTCGCTGATCACGAAGCAGGCCAGCGGCACAGGGAAGATTGATCCGCTGATGGCCTCCTTGAACGCCGTCACGCTCATGGCCACCAACCCGCAGGCCAAGGGGCCATCCGTCTACGAGACGCGCGGAATGCGCTTTCTATAGGGCACGACCACATGAAGATATTCGACAAGCTGTTCCGGCGAGATGAGCCGGAGGCCCAGTCGCGCCCGCGAGCCAGTTCGGAAGGAATCACCTTCCAGGGGCTGGACGACCCGGCGCTGCTGGAGTTCATCCGCAACGGCCAGATGGGCGCATCGAACCGGATGCTGCGCAACACCTCGGCGCTGCGCTGCCTTTCACTGATCGGCAACGGTCTGGGAATGCTGCCCACCAGTCTCTATCGGGCCGGAGACGACAAGGAGGTCGCCAAGGACCACCCGGCGCACAAGCTGTTGCGCTACAAGCCGAACCCCTGGCAGACGCCGATGGAGTTCAAGAGCCAGATGCAGCTGCTGCTGGAGACCGAGGGCAACGCATACGCGCGCATCATCCGCGCCGCCGGGCGCCCGATCCACCTGATCCCCTTCGAAAAGGGCAAGGTGGACGCCAAGCTGGGCAGCAACTGGCGCATGCAGTACCGCTGCACGACCGAGAACGGCGGGCAGATCACGCTGGACCAGGAGGAGATCCTGCATGTGCGCGAGCTGTCGTTCGACGGCGTGCTGGGCCTGTCCAAGCGGCAACTGTCCACCGAGGTCTTTGAACTGGCCGAGCAGGCGCAGCGTGCTGCCGGCAACATCTTCAAGACCGGCGTGATGGCGGGGGGTGCGATCGAGACGCCGAATGCCCTCTCCGACCAGGCATACAACCGCATGCGGGCATCGCTGGACCAGTGTCTCAGCGGCTCCGAGAACGTCAACAAATGGATGATCGCGGAGGAGGGGGCCAAGGCCAATCCCTTCACCTCGACGGCCAAGGATGGCCAGCAGCTGGAGAGTCGCAACCACCAGATCGAGGAGGTGGCCCGGCTGTACGGCGTGCCTCGCCCGCTGCTGATGATGGATGACACCAGTTGGGGCTCCGGCATCGAGCAGCTGGCCATCTTCTTCGTGCAGTTCACGATGACGCCGCGCTTCACGGCCTGGGAGCAGGCCCTGGAGCGCTCGCTGCTGACGGATGCGGAGCGGGGGCACTACTACTTCAAGTTCAACGAGCGCGCGCTGCTGCGCGGCACGCTCAAGGACCAGGCGGACTACTTCGCCAAGGCGCTGGGCGCCGGTGGCCACCAGCCATGGCACACGGCCAACGAGGTCCGCGACCTGGCTGAGTACCCGGCAGACCCGAACCCGAAGTTCAACACCCTGGGCGACCCCTCGGGGAAGAAAGCAAGCAATGAGCCTCAAGCAACTACCTGAGATCCGCGCGGATCACCGGCTGTCCAAGGCTGGATTCGATCTGCGGCCCGATGCTGTGGACCGCTGGGAGCCCGAGGTGCGAGCCTCGGCCAGCGACGCGGAAACGAGCATCTCCATCTACGACTCCATCGGGGAGAACTGGGAGGGCACGGGCGTCACGGCCAAGCGCATCGGCGCCGCACTGCGCAACATCGGTGCGCGCGACGTGACGGTCAACCTCAACTCCCCGGGCGGCGACTTCTTCGAGGGCATGGCCATCTACAACCTGCTGCGCGAGCACAAGGCAAAGGTGACCATCCGCGTGCTGGGCGTGGCCGCCTCGGTGGCTTCGGTGATCGCCATGGCCGGCGACGAGATCCTGATGGGTGATGGCTCGTTCCTGATGATCCACAACGCCTGGGCGGTGGCCGTCGGAAACCGCCACGACATGACCGACACAGCCGCCGTGCTGGCGCCGTTCGATGCCGCGATGGCTGCGCTGTATGCCCACCGCTCCGGGATCACTGAGGCTGAGGCCGCGATGCTGATGGATCGCGAAACCTGGATCGGCGCCCAGCAGGCAGTCGATGACGGCTTCGCCACGGGCCTGCTGCCCAGTTCGGAGATCACCCGCACTGCCCAGGCATCCGGCGCGCGCAAGCCGCTGGCGCTGATCGAGGCCTCCATGGCCAAGGCCGGCTATTCGCGCACCGCGCGCCGAGATGCCTTCAAGGCTCTGTTTTCCAACGGTACGCCGGGCGCTGCCGATCCTGCCACGCCGCGCGCTGGCCCTGAAGTCGCAGCCTCGCTGCAATCGCTGCTCGACACGATGCGCGTGTAGACCGCAGCAACCACCAACCCAATCGGCCGCCCTTGAGGCGGCTTTGTCATTTCTGAAAGGGCCACACCATGGCAAAGCAACACACCGCACGTCCCGTTCCCCGCGGCATCATGTCCGTTCGTGCCGAGGCACCCAGCAACGCCGAAGTCAAGGCGTTGATTGATGGCCTGCAGCAGACGTTCGCCACTTTCCGGGCAGAGCACACAAAGCAGTTGGAGGAGATCAAGGCCGGCAAGTCTGGCGCCGATCAGGAGGCAAAGCTGGCGCAGATCAATGCAGCGCTCGACAAGCTTCAGCGTGAAAGCGAAGACGCGCACACCAAGATCGCCGCAGCTCAGATGGGCGCGCCTGGCGTTGCTCTGCGCGACAAGGAGTACAGCGCCTCGTTTGATGCGCACATGCGCAAGGGCGACGTGCAGGCAAGCCTCAACAAAGGTACGGCTGAAGAAGGTGGCTACCTGACCCCCGTCGAGTGGGATCGCACCATCACCGACAAGCTGCGCGACGAGTCGCCCATGCGCGAGCTGGCCCAGGTGCAGCCCACCAGCAAGGCTGGTTGGACCAAGCTGTTCAACATGGGTGGCACGGGCTCCGGCTGGGTCGGCGAGACCGACCAGCGGCCTGAGACGGCCACTCCGGTGCTGGCGGCGCTTGGCTTCGGGCATGGTGAAATCTATGCCAACCCGGCTGCGACTCAGCAGATCCTGGACGATAGCGAGATCAACATCGAGGCATGGCTGGCCAGCGAAGTACAGGCAGAGTTCGCGGAGCAGGAAGGCCTGGCTTTCATCAGTGGCGACGGCGTGAAGAAGCCTGCCGGTATCCTGACCTACGTCACCGGTGGCGCCAATGCGGCCAAGCATCCCTTTGGCGCGATCAAGGTCACCAACAGCGGCGCTGCAGCCGACATCAGCTCCGATGCCGCGCTGGACCTGATCTATGCCCTGCCAAAGAAGTACCGCCAGAACGCGCGTTTCCTGACCAACAACCTGACCATCGCGAAGCTGCGCAAGCTCAAGGACGGCCAGGGCAATTACCTGTGGCAACCGTCTGCCCAAGCTGGTCAGCCCGCGACTTTCCACGGCTACGGCCTGGCTGAAGACGAGAACATGCCCGATGTGGCAGCCAATGCCGTGCCGATCCTGTTCGGCGACTTCAAGCGCGGCTATCTGATCGTCGACCGCATGGGCGTGCGCGTGCTGCGCGACCCTTACACCAAGAAGCCCTACGTGCTTTTCTACACGACCAAGCGCGTGGGCGGCGGCGTGCAGAACCCCGAGTGCCTGCGTGCAATGAAGGTGTCGGCGTAACCAAGAAGGGGCTTCGGCCCTTTCTCCATTTCAGGAGAAGACGATGAAGGCAACCAAGCAATTCAAAGGCGTGAAGGACGGAGAAATCTATCCCACCGTATTCGAGGCGGGAGAGGAGATCCCGGCCGAACTCGAAGCTGCCGCGATCGAGCTGGGCGCGGTTGAGCAAAAGAAGGCCGTCGCTGGTACAGATAAGGCCAAGTCGTAGCATGCCCATCTTGACCATTGAGACGGCCATCGACCACTGCCGGGCTGACCCGGAGGACGCCGCGATGGTCGAGCTGTACCTCGGTGCTGCCATCGACGCTGCCCAGGAGTACCTGGGCCGCAAGGTATACGCCGACCAGGCCGAGCTTGACGCTGCGGCGGCTGCGGGTGAGGCCGGTGAGCTGCCTATGGTGGCCACCTACTCGGTCAAGGCCGCGATGCTGCTGATCTGCGGCCACCTCTTCGCCAACCGCGAGGACGTGGTGGTGGGTGCGCAGTCCTTTGCCATGCCCAACGGCTCGCGCGACCTGCTGCGGCCCCATCGGAAGGTGCAAGGCCTATGACCACGTTCCGCGCCGGCACCCTTCGAGACCGCATCCACATCCAGCGCAAGACAGGCGGCACAGATGGATGGGGCACTCCCCTGCCCGAAGGCTGGGAAAACATCTCCCTGGGCCGCATTGCAGCCAACGTGCTGCACAAGTCTGGCCTGGGAACGATCAAGGCAGACGCTGAGGTGTCCATCGTCCGCGCGAGCATCCGGATTCGCCGCCGCGCGGGCGTGGACGCCGCCATGCGCGTGCTGTTCGGGTCGTCCGTCTACAGCATCGAGGCAGTGCTTCCCGGGCCGACCCGTGAATACATGGATCTCGTCTGCAAGCTCATCCAGTGAGGGGGGGCAATGGCGAATGGAGATAACTCTTTCACCATCCGTGCTGACACTGAGGCCCTGGGTGATTTCCTGGATGCGCTGGGCGAAGCTGCCGACCAGGCCGTGCGCCCCGCTGCGCAGGCCGGTGCGCAAGTGCTGTACGAGGCGGTCAAGGTCAACGTCAGTTCCATCGGCAGCGTGACCGGCAACCTGGGCCGGGCGGTCTACCAAGCGTTTTCTCCTGAGCACTCCATTGATGGCGTGCAGGCGCAGTACCACGTCAGCTGGAACGCCAGGAAAGCGCCTCACGGCCATCTGCTGGAGAGGGGGTGGGTACAGCGCTACGCAGTGACCATCGCCAAGGGTGGCAAGTGGGTCACGCGGGTGCGGCCCGAGGCGCAGGGAAAGCCCCGGCCGAAGCGCCGCGCAACGCAGGCCGAGAAAGATGCGTACTACGTGCCTCGGCCTGGAGGCCCAGTCCACCGGCTGGGACATTTCTTTGTCGCTCGCGCTGAAGACTCCATGTCCAAAGCCATTGAGGCTGCGAATCTGGAGCTGCAAAAGCGCTATGACCAGGTGAAGTGACATGAGCTATGAACTCGCCCTTGTGGCCATCCTGACGGCGCTGTGTCCGAGGTCTTTGCCGGTGGTCGCCCCGTGGGGAACCAAGATGCCCTATGTGATCTGGCAGCGCGTTGGCGGACGCGCGATGCGCAACCTCGACAAGCGGCCAACAGGCAATCTGCGCAATGGTCGCGTCAGCATCACGGTCTGGGATGAAACGCCCATGAAGGCCACGGCCCTGATCCGCCAGATCGAGGACGCATTGACGGCCTCCGATGCCATCCAGTGCACGCCGCTGGATGAACCTCTGGACATGTTCGATGACGGCGGCAGCGATGCCGTGATCTACGGCATGCAGCAGAGCTTTTCTATCTGGGCGCGCCGATAGCGCCCAACTCTCTCTCAACCCCGGCCCGCAGCAGCGGGCTTTTTTACGTCCGAAAGGAAAACGCCATGGGCGCACAAACCGTTGCCGGGACCAAGATCGGCATTTCTGCAGCACTGCCCGCCACCTACGACAAGGATGGCTATGCGGCTTTGAATTTCTCCAAGATTGGAGAGATCACTAACGGCGGCAGCCACGGCCGCACCTACCAGGTGGTCAATCACAACCCTATCGACACGCGCGGCACCCGCAAGTACAAGGGCTCGTTCAACGAGGGGCAGAAGACCATCCAGCTCGCTGTGGACGCCGCAGACCCGGGACAGATCATCGTCAAGGCCGCCCTCAACTCCGATGCCGCCTATGCCTTCGAGGTGGAGTACCAAGATGGCTCCATCGACTACTTCACGGGCCTTGTGACCAGTTGGTCCAAGTCCACTGAAAGCGTGGACAGCATGTACTCGGCCAGCGTCGGCCTGGAACTGACTACCTCCAAGGATGGCGTCGGCATCATCGAAGTGCCCGCGCCTGTCGGCCCCTGACCCCTTCTCCTTCGGCCCTCGGGCCACCCCAGCACCGGTCCGGCTGTTTCGTCTCTCAGCGGAGGCGGGAAGTCGGGCGCGGGCATTTTCATCTCCTCCGCTGAAAGATCAACATGACCAAGTCCATCACCCAAGCCGTGGCCGTCGCCACATCCGCCGCTGTTGCTGCTGCCGAACTTGTGGACATCACCGCCTTCGACCTGGTGAGCGCCTGCGAGGCAGGCCACAAGTTCCCACTGCGCAACCCGGACGGCTCGTCCACCGGCATCATCCTCATCGTGCGTGGCACGTTCGCGCCCGAGGTGGTCGCGTGGAACTCCGGTGTTGCGGAAAAATTCCTCAATGAGCAGCGCGCGGCACAGCGCCGAGGCAAGGCCCCCAAGGCCAAGACCATCGACGAGATGGAGGCCCAGAACATCGAGGGCGCCGTGGTGCGTGTCGCTGGCTGGGAGGGCGTCCGCCAGACCTACAGCGCCGACCAACTGCGCGCCGCGCTCAAGCGCAATCCGCACTGGGCCGTGCAGATCATCGAGGAGTCCGACAGCCTGGGAAACTTTGGCGCGACCTCGGCATCCAGCTCCGAGCCTACGTAAAGCAGCTGGCCTGGCTGCAGGCGCCCGTCGATCCGCCTAAGGGCTCCAGCGATGACGCCCCACGCCAAAGCAGGGCACAGCGCATGGGAGAGGATGCCGAGCTGCCGTTGCCAGAACTGGAGGACGGCTTTCACATCATTACGGCGCTGATGGAGGTGGGGCCGGTCTCTTATGCGGGCATGGACCTGGCGCCCATCTCCTGGCCGGAGATAGCCGCCTGGCAGCAGGCCACGCGGTGCCCATTTCGCCCGCATGAGCTGCAGCTGCTGCGCAGCCTCTCGGCTGCGTACCTGGAGCAGTACCGGCTGTCCAAAAGCGATGCCTGTCCATCGCCTGAGATCGTGCGGCCTGAGGACGGCGATCAGGCCAAGAAGCTGGCGGCCCACATCAAGAGCATGTTGCGCGGATAGTATTTCTGCGGCAATCAAGTTCTCACTTGCTGATGAAGCTTTCTATTGGTCTGGGTGCGCCCTAGCTCCATTCCATTATTTGTCGCCAATAGAATCAATGATCTCAATCAAGGGGAAATTATGGGATTCGGAAAAAGGGCGCTTCTGGCCACGATGCTGGCAATTTCAATAGCAGGTTGCGGAGGTGGCGACGATGGCCCTGTCACAAAGACAGGGAGCTATGAGGTTGAGGTGGGCCGAAGTGTCATTGGTGCACCAAGCACTTCACCCACGCAGCCCCAGGATGAGGCAGTCGTCACCTACCGTACTCCCAGGGGTGTGCAGCAGACTCGCACTGTTGGAGGGAAGTTTTCGACGCCGATCTGGGTTGAAGATGGAGATGCACTGTACGTGTCTGCTCAGCGCGGTATGGGAAACGCCAGTGTCACTGTCAAGATCACCATTGAAGGTCAGGACTTCCGAAAGGCGACATCTTACGGGCCGGCATCCATTGCGACTGCCTCGGGAACCTGCTGCCGACGCTAAGCCCAGATACCAGCGCGGAATTTAGGAGAAAAATGTGAAGTATGTCGTTTACGCAGGCGCTGTTTTTGGTGTCTTTTTTATGTTGGGGACCATTGGCGTCAAGGGTGCTCCGCAAGAGGCTGCTCTTGCGGCAATGGCCTGTGCTTCATGCATCATTCCATACGTTGTTTTTCGTGTCCGGCAGGCTTCCCTGGAAGAAGAGCAGCGAAAAAAGATCATTGAGTTGCTGAGGGTGATCAGTCAGGACAAGTAGACGCCTCACCAGCCATCCGCAGACAAGCGGAATTCCTATTTAGCCCCTCGGCAGTGCCGCGGGGCTTTTTTATTGCCCGGACGGTACGCATGACAGACACCACGCGCAAATCAAATCTTGAGTTTGGTGTACGCAACAACACCAAGGCCGGCCTGTCGGAGATCAAGCAGGATGTCAAAGCCGTGGGCGATGAGGCAGCCCAGGCCGGCGCCAAGGCTGGTACGGCTTTCGAGGGGATGGGCAAGAGCAGCCAGACGGCTGCGAGCAGCATTGATCGCAGCACGCGCAGCATCATCAGCTCTCTGGAGCGTGAGATGGCCGCCATGCAGGCCGGTGGCAAGGGCACTGCCGCCTATTACGAGACCATTGCCAGGCAGCGTGGCGCCGACATGGCAGCGCTTGGTCCGTATCTGCAGCAGATGCGACTGTTTGAAAAGCAGGCTGAGGAATCGTTTAAGACGGTGGGCATGTCTGCGCGGGCGACCTCGGCCGCAATGCGCGGGGTGCCGGCTCAGATCAGTGACATCGTTGTGAGCCTGCAGGGCGGCATGCCCGTCATGACCGTGTTCATGCAGCAGGGCTTGCAGCTGCGCGATATGTTCGGCGGCTTCGCTGCGGCCGGCAAGGCGTTGGGAAGCACCCTGCTGGGCCTGGTCAATCCCTACACCGTTGTAGCGGCTGCAGCAGTGGGCTTTGGCGCAGCCATGGCGTACTCGGAGAGCACGCTGCGCACCAACATGGCCCTGATGGCGCAGTTGGAGGCCACAGGCCGCGCAGGCTTCCTGAACTCCGATGCCATCAAGCAGCTCAAGAAGGAAATGATTGAGCTGCCGGGGATCAGCAAAAGCATGGCCTCGGCCATCATTGCGGACCTGGTGCAGGTGCGAACCCTGGGCGGTGAGGCACTGCAGAAGATCGCATTGCTGTCATCAGACTTTGCAACCGCCACGGGCCAGGATGCCGCCGGCGCCGCCAAGGAATTGGCCAAGGCGATGGAGGAGCCTGCCAAGGGGGCGCGTGTCCTGGATGAGGCATTCAATTTCCTCACCGTGTCCCAACTGGTGGCCATTGAAGCCATGGTGGATGCCGGCGACAAAGCCGGCGCTCAGGGCGTGGTGCTGGATGCCTTGGGCACTCGGCTCAAGGACCTTGCGGACAACAGCCTGACGCCGCTGCAGACCGCCACCAAGAATTTTGGCGATGCCTGGGACCAGGCCATGGCGAACGTGGCCAACGCGGGCACGCTGACGGCTGCCAATGATCTGGTCGCTGGGCTGGTGAACCGCTTTGCGGAACTGGTGGGCTGGTTGAACCGGGCCCGGTTGCCTGACTGGATGGAGCAATCCTTCAAGGGCGGCCTCAATGGCATGGTCTACAGGGCCATAGTCGGCGACAACACTCCCAAGCCAGCCTTCACGGGCGGGACTACGGGCAGTTGGGGCGACAACACGGGCGGTGCCTCGGGCAGCTGGGGCACGACAGGTGCTAAGTCCTCGGCCGACCAAGAGCTGTCCGAGCTGCTGGACACGACCAAGGCATTCAAGGGAAAAAAGGATGCCGTTGAGGACCTGAACAAGACCCTTGGCAGGCTGCAGACGCAGCAGCAGCGACTGCGCGATGAGGGGCGCGGCGATTCCAAGGAAGCAGATGAGCTGCAGACCCGCATCAACGGCATCAACGAAAAGATCAAGTCGCTGAGCAAGACGCGCGGCGACGGCGCCAAGAAAGAGCAGTCTGCCTATGCAGAGCTTGCGGCCTCGATCCAGGCCAAGATTGACGCCAACAAGGCAGAGGTCACCCAGTCCGGCAAGCTCAACGATGCCCAAAAGGCTGAGATCAAGCTCAATGCAGATCTGAAGGAAGGAAAGATCAAGCTGTCGGCCGCCCATGAGGCGGATCTGCGCGGGCGCATTGCGGTCTGGAAGCAGCAGGAAAAGGACAAGGCGCAGGCCAAGGAAAACGTCGCGCTCTACCAGCAGCAGCTGGACATCGAAAAACAAGTCACTGAGGACTACCTCAAGCGCTCCAAGGCCCTGGAGTCGGCGCGCCAGGCGATGGACGCTTACGAGAAGTCGGCGAAAGAGGACTTCGAGCGTCTGCAGCTGGAGGCGGGCCTCATCGGCATGAGCAATCAGGCGCGTGCTGTGGCCTTGGCCCAATACGACGCTGAACTGGAACTCAAGCGCAAGATTGCCGAGATAGAGCGGCTGGATGCGACCACATCGCAAAAGGATGAGCTGATCGACCGTGCGCGCGTGGTCTCCTATCAGCGCGTGGCCAGTGCCCAGACCAAGGCCTACAACGACGAATGGAACAAGGCCTTTGACCAGGCCAGCCAGTCGCTCAGCGATGCGCTGATGGCCGGGGGCAAGAACGGCGCCGAGTACATCGAGGGCCTGTTCCGCTCACTGGTGCTGCGGCCGGTGATTCAGGCCATCGTTTCGCCCATCGCCGGGGACATCGCCTCCACGGTGCTGTCCATGCTCGGCATGGGACCCAGCGGCAGCTCGGGAGGCGGCTCTGGCGTGGGGTTGGGCAACGTCTCCACCATGTATCGGCTAGGCACCTCATCGATGATGAAGGACTTCGGCCTGGGCCTGGGCAACCTGGTGAACAACGCTGGCGGCAAGCTCTACAACCTGGGTCTTGAGAAAGTCGGCAGTTCGCTGATCGACTTCGGCGACACGCTGACGAAGTATTCCGGCATCGTCAACAAGGCCGGCGCTGCGTTCAGCTATGTCAGCGCCGTCTTGAACATCGCGGATGGCAAGTGGGGCGCGGGTATCGGGGGGGCTGTAGGGCAATGGTTCGGCGGCCCCATTGGGGCATTCATCGGCAACTGGGTTGGCGGCCTGCTGGACAAGGCATTCGGCTCGCGGGGTGCAAACCACTCGGGCGGAGTGGCGTCCACTGCCACCATGGATCGGGACACGGCCGCGCGCCAGGCCCTTGGCACTGACGCATGGGGCAACACCTGGGGAGACTTCACCAAGCGCGCCAATAGCGACATCGACAAACAGGTGGGTGACTCCATCAAATCGATGTTGGACTTGTATAACGCGCTGGCCAAGTTCTCGAACGGAACAGCCAAGGAAATCGACATCGCCGGAGGGTTCTCGCTCAACCCTGCGTACAGCGATGAAGGTGCGATGGGCTTTTTCCAGATCCTGGATAAAGCCACTGGCGAAGTGCTGACCAAGTACAAGAATCGGGATCTGGATGCAGATCCTAAGAAGGCCTGGGCGCAGTACATGGCGGACATGGGCGGGGCGGTCATCGACCAGCTCAAGAGGGCGGACATCCCCGGCTGGATGCGCGAGGAGTTCGATGCCCTGGGCGAGAACATCACCATCGAAGGTCTCAACGAAGCATTGCGCACCATCGCAATGATCGATGCGGCATTCCGGGGATGGGCGGACACCCTGGTGGGCTTCGCGGATCTGTCGGCCAAGGCCCAGACCGAGCTGCTCAAGTTCTCGGGTGGCATCAATGCGCTGTCCAACAACGTCAATGCCTTCTACGCCAGTTTTTACTCGAAGGAGGAGCGGGCGGCGATCATGCAGCGGCAGGTCCGGGAAGGCCTCAAGGCCCTCGGCGTTGACATCGATCCTGCGGGTGGTGAGGCTGCAAAGAAGCAATTCCGCGCCCTTATCGAGCAGGCTTTGGCATCGGGTAACACCGAGCTGGCCGCAAAACTGTTGGCCATGGCTCAGATGTTCGGCATCGCTGCCGATGCTGCCCAGAAGTCCGCAGAGACTGCCGCCGACGCTGCAAAGACAGCGGCCGACGAAGCCGCCAAGGCCGTAGCCGATGCCCGTCAGAAGGCCAAGGATGCGGCCATGGCGAATTTTGAAGCCGCCGTGCAGCGTGAACAAGACTACTGGAGCGCCATCGCCTCCGCTGCGCAGTCGGCGATCAGCAGCATGACCTCAGTGCTTGCCACGCTGAAGTCCAACGCCCGCGAGCTGTATGGCACCGTGGACGCGACGCAGCAGATGCTGGCGGCGCGCGGAATGGTCTACATCGAGGAGGCGCTGGCTGGCGTGCGCGGGGGGCGCAAGATCACTGACTACAGTGATTTGAGTGACGCTATCAGCGCGGCCCGCAGCGGCGTCAACTCTCGCGCGTATGTCTCGCAGTTTGAAAAGGACCGTGACGCGCTCGTGCTGGCGGGCCAACTGGCTGATCTGGCAGAGCAGGGCGATGTGCAGCTGAGCCAGGAGGAACGGCTGCTGAAGAACGCGCAGGAGCAACTGGAGCGCCTGGACAAGACGCTGAGCTATTTCCGCGATCTGTTGGAGGGTAACGACAGGCAGATCGATGCCACGCTGAGTGTTGAGGCCGCGATTCGCGCGCTGATGCCGTTCCTGGACCCGAATGCGACGGTACAGCCGCCAGGTCAAAAGCCTGGCAGCGGTGGCCATTCCGAGATCGACTTCGGCGGCACCGCCCCGGGCGGTGGCGGGGCGGGCGCAGGCTCCGGCTGGAACCTTGGCGCGGCCAAGCCCGATGCGAATGGCGGGTACAGCAGCTATGCGTACTGGGATGGTGTGTACCGCGATGCGCTGGCAAGCAGCGGCGGCAGTGTGCGCGACCTCATTGAGCAATTCGTGGGTAGCGGCGGCTCGCTCGACAAGCTGGCGGTTGTAGGCAACGTCGGTCTTGCTGACCTCGAAAAGCTCGTTGATGAGATGGGCATCCCGCGCTTTGACGTGGGCACGAACCGGGTGCCGCGCGACATGCTGGCCATGATCCACCGTGATGAGGCCATCTTGCCCGCCGCTTTCAATCCCTGGGCTGGAGGCGCTGCGCTCACTGCGGGTGGATCTGGCTCGGCTCGCACAGATGCACTGCTTGAGCGGCTGATCGTCGGTGTTGATCGGTTGGATTCGCACATGTCGCGCATGGGCGAGAACATGGCTGTGCTGACTGATCAGCACGACACCGTGACCGAGGGCGGCAACGGCATGCGCGCTGAAATCATGAACGTGGCTGTGCTTGCGAAAGCCATAGCAAAGGAAATGAAGGCAACCACATGACAGTCGCAACAACGGCAGCGCGCGTCATGGTCCCGGTCAAGATTACCGAGACCATGATTGCCGCAGGCACCACGGTGCCCGAGCCGAACACGGCAAATGGAGAGGTTGCGTGGGTTTCCGGTGGCAGCTATGCCATTGACGACCTACGCACCTCGAATGGGTCTGTGTATTCGTGCACACGTGTGCACTCGGGCCGATCAGTACGGCCCGAGGCTGACGCTGGGTATTGGCTGCGGGAGGGCCCCACTGATAGGCAAGCGCCCTTCGATGACTACTCGTCCACCAAAACACGCGGCAAGACGGCCATCAGCTTCGTGCTGACTCCTGGCTTTATCAACGGCGTGAGCGTGTATGGGCCAGAGGGTGCAACGTACTCACTGGTTGTGCGTGGCTCGCCTGGTGGGGCTGTGATCCGCGAGAAGCATGGCGATCTCTACGCGCAGGCTGCAGGGCTTTGGGAACTGCTCTTTACGCCCTTGCCAGCGTTGGAAAAGATCAGCCTGGACGACATCCCGATAGCTCCAAACGCCGAGGTGACTGTGACCATTGAGTCACCCGGAGACGGGGCTGTGGCAGTCGGCGACATCAAGGTGGGCGACTGGCGCCAACTCATCGGCGATGCGGCGGATTTTGGGGGCGTCGAGTATGGGGCAGAGGCCCAGCGCAAGACATACACCTACCGCGAGGTCAAGCCGGACGGCACTTATCAGCAGGTAAGGCGCCCCAGTGCGAGGGATGTGACTTGCCGCGTGGTCCTCGACGCGGAACAAGCCATGTACGCGGACGCCATCCTGGGCGAAATCATCGACATGGCGGTGCCGTTTGAGGCGACCAATTTGCCGCGATACGGCTACCTCAACACCCTGGGATTTGTCTCGGGAGCGATCAGGGCAGACAACTGGGGGGTGACATCTCTCAGTCTCAACGTCAAGGGGAATATTTGATATGGCAGTACAACCAGCAGCGAAGCTGAGCCCGGTCCCTGAGTTCCCGTCACTCGCGCGGCGGGCGACGGGCGAATACAACGGGATGGCATACAGCTTTGGGAGTCACATGGGCGGCGATGGCGTCTTTGTGCCGGAGATCAATGCGCTATCTGACAACGTACAGCACAACGCGCAGGAGGCAGTTGATGCTGCCGGGGCATCTGCGAGCGCTGTGCTGGCCACGGAGGCGGCGAGAGACGATGCAGCAGAGAGCGCGGGCGCCGCCGATGGCTTTAGCCGCGCTGCAGCTGCATCGGCAGGGGCTTCGGCCGAATCTGCAGGTGCCGCTGCTGACAGCGACATTGCAGCGGCGGCGCAAGCGAGGCTTGCTGATGATGCGCGGCGCGCGGCACAAGATGCCCGTGACGACACTGAGGGGCTGCGCGATGAGGCCGAGGATGCGCGCGATGCGGCGCAGGCTTACCGCAACCAGGCCGAGGTCTTCGCCACGCAGCAGCTCGTCGGCCACAGCACGACGAGCGTGACACCCGGGGCCGGAAACAAGACATTCATGATCGAGGCCGCTCGGTCTTTTGTTCCGGGCATGTACCTTGTCGCCACCAGCCAGAGCAGCGGAAGCATCCAGATGAGCGGCGCCGTGCAGGCGTACAACAGCGTCACCGGCAGCCTGACTCTCACCGTCGATGCGTTTGCAGGCTCGACCGCGAAGTCTGACTGGGTTATCGGAGTCGCAGCACGTTCAGCAAACGGCGCCCTGGTGCAGCAGGTCATCACCACGAACACAACAGCTGTGCCTGGCGTGCTCTACGTCATTGCCGGGGCGAACGTGACGCTCACGCTGCCGACAACCGGACTGTCAAACGACAGCCGCATTGAATTTGTGCTTGCTGCCCCTGTGTCGCGCTCGCAGATCATCGACTTCGGCACTATCAAGTACCGAGGTATAGATGCCGGACAGCGCTACATCGACAAACCGGCTTGGGGCATGAGCATCCAACACAACACAACCACAGGAGAATGGGTATGAGTGCACTGCCAATTTCGGCGCTTTATGGCAAGTCTGGTGCGGGCAAGGTGCTCGGCATGTGGATTGCCGGCACATCGCGCACTGTGGTCATGCCGCTCGCGGGCTTGCTTGACGTCATGGTTATCGGAGGTCATGGCGGCGGGGGTGGTGTCGGTGGCGCCGGCTTTATCTCTGGCGCATCCACAGGTGAGGCTGCGTTTGCCTACGGCATCCCGGTCGCGGCTGGAGACTCGGCTGTCATGTCTATCGGGGCTGGCGGTGCGGCGGTCACTGCGTCTGGAACCACGCGTGTCAGCGGCAACAACGGCGGGGACAGCCAGCTTGTTGTTGGTGGTCGCACGATCATCGCCAAGGCAGGCAGGGGCGCTATTGCCAGCGCGACCAAGCCTGTCATGGGTCCGCGCGGCGGCTATGGCGGTACGGGTGGTGACCTGCACATTGAGGGCGGCCCAGGCGGATCTGTCATCGCCACAACCTCAACGGTAGCGATTGCTGGCAGTGGTGCTGTGGGTATTCTGCAGAATCCGCCCGCCGACCGCGCCGGGGGGGACATCAACACCACAGGCCCAGGCGAGCGCGCTGCAGGTGCAGGTGTCGGTGGTAAGGGTGGGTCAATACTTGGAACTGGAGGTTCTGGGTCTCCGTCTGGCGGTGGTTCTGGCGGCCCTGGAATTGACGTCTCAACCCCCTCCACTGCAACTGTCGGAGGTCCAAACTTCATGGGTCAGACGCAGCAGGCTTCACCAACCCCGTTGCTGCAGTACGCTGCCTCACAGTGGGGGCTTGACGTGTTTGGGGGCGGCGGTACATCCACAGTTTCTGGAGGCCCAGGCGGGGGTGCTGCTTCCAACGGTTCAACAGTTGTTGCTCCTGGCTACATGGGTGGCGCATGTGGTGCTGGTCAGCCTGGGACAACTAACACTATCCCTATGCCGGCAAATGGGGGCGCTGGTGGCAGCGCCATGGCATCAGGCGCTGGCAGCACTGGCGGCAGTGCGGGATCTGCAGGGCTAATTGTTCTGGTTCTTCGGGAGGCTTGACTATGCGCATCGAAATTCTCAACCCTGACGGATCGGTCGAAAACACGATCATCGCTTCCCCCGAGTTCGCCGAGCGGCTGCATCCTGGGGCATGGCGCATCTGCGCGCACCAGGATGCGCAGCCCCTTGTGGCCGTCCCCCAGCACATCAGCGTCGGCGCGTTCTATGACCGCTTCGGCCCTGCGAAATGGGCGATCCTGTCCGATGAGTCGCCGCAAGTGCGTGCTGTTGTGCGAGACGCGAGCGTGCGCAAGTACATCGACCTGGGCAACGCTGATCTGCCAGCTGGCCTAGCCATCCTGCAGGCGGCAGGCCATGCAATTGACCCGGCCGCCATCCTCGACGCCCCGATCCAGCCGCACGAACTGCCCTGAGCCGCGCTGCTTCAACACCAACCCGCTTCGGCGGGTTTTTTCATGCCCAACGAGGAGAGGCAATACATGAGCAATGAGAGCCGAGTGCAAGCAGCAATCGAGGCCGCGAAGGCCGCGCCGGCAGTCGCAGGCGCGGCGGCATCCACGCTGACGCTGAATGAATGGGTGGCCATCGCGACTGGGATCTACATCGCCATCCAAGGCCTGTATTTGTTGCGCAAATGGTGGCGCGAGGAACGGCAGAAGGGTGGATGGCTGGCGGATGCAGGCGAGACCGACATGGGGGCACTATGAGCAACAAGGCAAAGCTGATCGCGATCATTGGCACGGCGGCTGCGGCGCTGGCTGTGCCGCTGGTCGCCAAGTACGAGGGCACGGTGCAGTCCACATACCGCGACCCCATCGGCGTCATCACCGCGTGCACGGGCCACACCGACCCAGAGCTGCAGATGGGCCAGGTGTTCACGCGCGAGCAGTGCGAAGACCTGCTTTACAAGGATCTGATGAAGCACGCTGCGGCGCTGGAGTGCGTGCGGCAGCCCATGACCGACGGCCAGAAGGCCGCCTTTCTGAGCTTCGCATTCAACGTGGGCAACGGGGCGTTCTGTAAATCCACGCTGGCGCGCAAGGCGAATGCGGGCGACATGCCGGGTGCGTGCGCGGAGCTGAGCCGCTGGACCTACGCTGGCGGCAAGCAACTGCCGGGCTTGGTCAAACGGCGCGCGGCCGAGCGACAGCTGTGCGATCGGGGGGTGTCGTGATTTCCACGCTCTACGCCCACCTGGCCGCCGCCGCCGTGGCCGCCGCCCTGGCATGGCAGTTCCAGGGCGCGCGCCTGGGCGCCGAGCTGGCCGAAGCCCGGCTGGAAACCACCACCCAGCAGCTGGCCACCAGCACCGCGCAGCGCGCAGCGCGCGGCTGACGCCCGCGTGCGCCAGGCCGAGCAGGCCATGACCACCAAATACCAAGGAGCCCTCAATGCCGCCCGTGACCGCGAGGCGCTGCTGCGCCGTGATCTTGACCAGCTGCTCGCTGTTTCTGATGGCCTGCGCGAGCAATCCGCAGATGCCGCCCGCCGACTTGCCAGCGCTCCCCCTGCTGCCGTCATTGAGTACGCCTCTGCCCTCGGAGTCGTATTTGAAGACTGCCGCGCAGCGTATGGGGACATGGCAGCAAAGGCTGCAGGGCACGCAGCTGATGTCCAAACCCTCGGCGCCGCTTGGCCCATGATGTTAATCCAGGCTCTACCGAATCGCTGATGTGGACAGCCAAAAGCAGACATTAATTTTGGGTTATTCTTCATGCACAATGGCTGTTCTTTCTGCTGGTAAATGCTGACTCGTCTATTAAGGAGGTGCGATTTGTTCAATAAAAAATATGCTCAGATTTCCCAGGATGCCTGCGGTATCGTAAAAAATGGTAAGCCAAACGAGTGGATTGGTTTATTTACTGACAGCGTCGAAAGCTGTGCCGTTTATGTTTTTGAAGGTCAATACTCTGCTATAATGTGTCATGACTCAGGACAAATGTCTTTAGATAAAATAGTGGAGATCGTTTCGCAGGTAGGTCCTGTCCAAAGAGTTCAGATCATCCGGCATTTGAGTAATTCTTTCCATAGCCATGAGAATAGAAAATATTCTCTATGCGAGAAACTTGATTTTTCCGCACTCGATGTAGATGAACTTTATTGTGCGCAGATGCCATTTACTGCTGTTTACGATGGCACGCAAAGACTACATGCAACCGTAAATGAGAATCCAGCCTTGGCAGAGCCGCCGCCTGACATTGCATTACGCTGGGCTGTTGCTAAGTTGAACAACGCATTTATACCGTCTAATTCTCAAATGCTTCCGGGTAACTTGCAGTTCGATGGTGAATTCTATCTTCCTGCTCTTAAGCCAATTTTTACCCTCCAAGAGATTCTTCGGATTGTCGAGAAGGAGCCAAAATTTTTTTTCATGAATCTCTCAGTTCTTCTTCGAGCACACAAAGACAGTGCTTTGGTGTTGCCGGATAAACTCCTAGAGTTTTCAAAAGCCTTTAAAATCACCGAGAATGGGTGGAGTAACGACGCAAACCTACAGAAAACAGCTTTTGGACTATTCAAGACCCAGGGCTTCCTCACTGCGCGTGAAGTTGAGGTTCAATAGAGTAGTCCGATGAAGGGGCTTCGCTATGGGTCGGCCTGCGACAATCGAGTCGCCCTGGCCGCGAGAGCTACGAGGTGCGGCTGCTGGCTGCGCTCATGGTCTGCACGCGGCCGGTCAAGGGGTAGGCGCCGGGTCGGCTGGCGCTATCGAGACCACAGTCCCGTCGATTGCGACCATTTCGCCTTTGGAAATGAAAAAAAGCCACCCTCGGGTGGCTTGTGCTTCAGCACTGACGGCGGCGCATCCTGGCGATCCCGAACAAGGCCAGCATCGAGGACGTGAAGATCAGGCCCCACTCTGACAGGGTGGGGATGGATGTCGAAGCACCAGGACCAACCGGTACAGCAGTGAAGGCCATCATTACCCGACCATCCTTTCCAGGCTGGGTACGGTCTCCGCCATTTCCCGGTGACCCGGGCGCTGCACTCCCTGCGGAGCCACCGGTTGACGAACTACCTGTGTGACCGTCCAGCGCGACATCCGTGGCATCTGCAGGAACACAAGGGCTCATGCCTGCCACAACGCTGCCAGGGCTTCCTGAAGCACCATCATTGGCGCCAGGGCCCGAAGTGGCAGTGTGGATGCCGCCTGCGCCTGCTGCGCCGCCAACAACACCGCCACCACCTCCCCCGCCTCCTGCACCACCGTCCGAATAGCTAAAATGCCCGTTCCCTCCGGTGCCCCCGGCTCCACCCGTGCCGCTGGCTGTGCCGCCTGTGCCCGGACTTCCTCCTGTCCCTGCACCACTGCCACCACCACCACCACCACCACCCGCAGCGCCAACCCCAGCTATGCCTGGCCCTGTGACATAAGAGGCGCCACCGCCGGCTCCACCCCTGCTGCCAGAAAAGCCAGAAGGGCCGGCTGAGCCTCCTGCCCCTCCAGCACCACCACCGGGATAGCCGCCGATGACAGAAGTTGGGTTTCCACCGCCATAACCTACTTGCACCGTGAGCACGGATCCCGCGGTCAGCCCCGTCACTGTTTTTTTGCAGTAAGCACCTCCGCCGCCGCCAGCTGCGGTAGGAAAAAATTCGCCCCCGCTCCCTCCACCACCCCAGAGTTCAAAGGTGATAGTGTTGACGCCTGGGGGGATAGTGCAGGCGCTTGATGTATTGATGCCGTTGACGCAAGCTGGGGGCGGAGCTGCTGAAACCGACAAGGAAAACAAAGCTCCGGCCACGAAGGTGGTTGTGCGCGCGACGAAAAATTGCATGGTTGTCTCTAATGAATATTTTCCCAAGTGAAAATATATGTCATAGGACGTAACTGGCAATAAGTGATCTCCAACAAGAAGCCTCCCCAGTGCCATTTGCACGAGGAGGCTTCTTGTCGTTGACAGGCGGCATTGTGCCGCGCTCAATCCTCCGGGCAGCGCTCAATGGCTCAGTCCAGCGCCGCCTCGGCGTCTGCGTGCGGCCTTTCGAATGCCGTGTGTGAGACGCTTTCCGTGCCAAGCCTGCCATTCTTGGTTGCTTGACAACAAAGGAGGCTCCTCCATGACACTGATTTCGTGCCCTCTATGCTCTTCCGTCGTGCCGGCTACAACCTGCTACCGCACCAGCGGTGTTTTGCTTGACTGCCCTGGCTGCAGGCTTGTCACAGTCGCGCCAAGAGCTTATCGATTGGTCCGACACCTTCCCTTCGAAGTTCGGGTCAAGCTTGCCGCTGAAGCTCGAGACCGGTATGAGAACGAGGGATGCCCGCACCTTGTGCTGAACGCTACTGGTGGCGTCACCTTGCGGGAGGGATCGGGTGTTTGGGACTACCGTCCAGGAAATCTACCTCGGGCTTTGCTGGTAGAAATGGGACTGTTCTTGGACGCATGATGTTTCCTTGAGCGGCCTCTACTCCGAGGCCGCGGGCGCGGGAATAACCTGCTGGCAGGCGCATCAACGCTCAGCTAGGTTTTTATGAATATTGCCGAAAACTCACGTAACCTATTGATTTATATGATTTGTGAGCCTGACTTTTAATCCGTTGGTCGCGAGTTCGAATCTCGCAGGACCCACCAAAGAACACAAGGCCCCGTAGCAATACGGGGCCTTTTTTCTTTGCTATCGAAGAAGTAGCAAAACGGGGCAGAGATTTGCGGCCCGTGTTCCGCAATTCTGGGCGTGTTCCGCAATTCATCTCACGGGCTTCACCTTCTTGCCCACCTTGTGGCGGATGTACTGGGCTGTCATGCCCTCCGTCGTGTGTCCCAGTACGTATCCCGCCGTCGTCATCCACAGTGGTAGCTGCCGTGGCGCGCAGGTCCCGAAATTGGAACTGTGCCTTCGGAATCCCGGCCGCATCCCGTGCGGCGTCGAACCGGTTGCGGAGCATATTCTTGGTCAGCGGCTGGCCCGCCTCGTTCACCAGCAGCAAAGCGGTATCCGCTTTCAATTGGTCCTTGTAAGCCTGGATCTCGGCCAGCAGCTCTTGTAGCGCCCCTGTCACTTCGATGCGCAGCTTGGCGGCTGTCTTGCCCTGGCGCACATGCAGCATGCCGCCCGCAATGTGGTCCGTGCTCATGCGCAGCACGTCCACCGGTGTCGCTGACAAGTCCCAGCCAGAAGGCGCCGACAAGTCCGACGCCCGTGCCCTGGCCGTCCTGAACGAGAAGGTGGCCGGCTGGAAGCCTGGGCAGACCATCTGGATCCTGAACAGCCTGCCCTATGCGAAGCGCTTGGAATATGGGTGGTCCAAGCAAGCGCCCGGCGGAATGGTTCGCCTGGCGGTGCAGAACTACTCCCAGACCATCAAGAAGGTCGCAGACCAAGTGAGGCGCACATGAGCATCGTTGCCATCGAGACCGCGCTGGAAGAGCGCCTGTAGACCCTGGCCACGCCACCGCCTATCGCCTGGGAGGACATGGCCTTCGAGCCGACGAGCGGCCAGGGCTATCTGCGCGTGCACCACCTGCACGACCACCCGCGCGACCTGTTCATCGAGGGCGCGCCCGCCGAGTTGCCTGGCATCTTCCAGGTGGATGGGGTGTGGCCTGCAGGCCAGGGCAAGGTTGAGGCGAAGCTGGTGGCCGAGCGAGTGGCTGCACTGTTCGCGCCGGTCCAGAGCCTCGATGCCGGAAACCACCGCATCGAACGGGCGCAGACACCGGCCATCGCCGGCGGCATGCCGGACGAAGGCTGGTACACGGTGCCGGTCTCGATAATGTGGCGAGCATTCCCCGGTGTCTGAGCCGTTGAGGAATTTGGTGCGTCAGTTAGATGCTATGGAGTTTCAATCAAATTGAAATTATCCCATTTGCTGCTCATAATGGCGCCGCCATACACCATGTTCCCGATGTAGACCCCCTCAACTCGCCAGTTGTTCAAGTTATTATCATAGGTAAATGTGCTTCCGGCTGGAGTCACTATCCACCCGCGAGAAAGAACTGCTCCAAGCCTAGGTAGAATATTAACGGACATATAGGCAACACGTCCACCGTTGGGTATTAGAACAGGGCTGGCAGGGGAAATGCGTCGGATACTGTCGTTAACGCCAATGCTTACGCCGTCTGTGAAGCCCTCTAGATCGACACCTAGATCGGTTGGGTTGGTTATGCGTGAATCTCTAAGGAATATTTGGTAGAAGAAGTTCTTCCCATCATGTGTGTTCTTTAAAAACAAGCCAACTACGTATGTAGCATTGTTAAGATGAAATGGTGTAGTACTTGGACATTTAAATTGCACTTCTTCATAGGATGCTTCGACACCGCCGCTAAAACTCAGTGAAGAAAGGTTGGCAAGGGGCTTGGATACCTGAATTCCATCTGGAGAGCCTGCTGCATTTGGACCGTATGAGGATAGTGGGCCTTTGGGTTGTAGCAGAAGGTCGTATTCATCACCGCAGGCCAGTGTTGGGACGCCGTTGAGGCTTAATGTATATACGCCATTGAGCCATGGAGCATTTACCTTGTCGTAGATCACTGCTGCTGTGCTATTAGAGAGAGTCCAGAGATCATTTGATCCCTGAAATGAGCTGTAGGGGATAGATTTGTATGGATAGCGAAAAGGGCCAGGGCTGTAAACAGGATCTCTGGTAGACCACTGAACTACCGCCCAGGACGGTTTTGTCGGCGTAGTGTTCCCAACTGGAGTGGGGCCAATCGCCGTTTGCTGAGTGTTGTCATTCGCAACCCAGAGGCTGCCTGGAAGTGGAGTCGTAAGAGTCCCTGCAAAAGCCGCGCTAATACCAAAACCTAGTGCAATTCCTAAGAAAGATTTCATCATTGTTACTCAGTGGTTAAACCGCTCAAGTGGATCATGATTTCTTAGCGTTGGATATAGCTATTTTTTAGCAAAGCCAGCCGAGTAAAAGTGAAAATATATTGGTGAGCTAACATATTAGAAGCGTGCGCAAATTAATACTGTGATTGCGCGAAAGATCTCGACAGAAATAAGTCCAAGTTGCCAAGGCGCTCTGGGAGCGCTCGCCTCAGTCGCCTCACCACCGCCCGCGAGGGCTTACTTACGCCCGCAGTTGCGGGCTTTTTCATTGAAAGGCCAACCATGGCACGCACTCCGAACGGCACGATCACGTCGGTTGCTACCGTCCTTGCGACGGCAAAAACCATCTCCGCCATCACCAACGCCGCCGAGGCCGTGGCATCGAGCACCGCTCACGGCTACAGCGTCGGCGATGTGCTGCTGATCTATAGCGGCTGGGGCCGTCTGAGCTTCCGTGCCGCGCGCGTCAAGACCGTGACCACGGATTCGTTCACGCTGGAAGGCATCGACACCGGCAACACGGAGCTGTTCACGCTTGGCAGTGGCGCCGGCTCCGCACGCAAGGCCACCACCATGGTTGACCTGGACCGCACCATGAACCACTCCAGCTCCAGCACCAGCGCCAGCGCCAGCTCCAGCTCCAGCTCCAGCTCCAGCTCCAGCTCCAGCTCCAGCTCCAGCTCCAGCTCCAGCTCCAGCTCCAGCGGCGACGCCAAGACGATGAAGGTGAAGTTCATCGAGTCGGACGTGGAAATCGTGCTGAACGACGGCTTCAACGCCGTGCAGCGCACGTTCGACATGGACGCCGACATCATCGGCACGCCGGCATACACCGCGCTGAAGATGCTGTCGGACACCAACGCCGACACCGTGGTGCGCCGCCGCGCCAAGACCGGCGCCGTGTCGCTGATCCCGGCCAAGGTCTCCTTCAACGAGGAAGAAACCCTCACCGAAGGCCAGGCCGTGACCGTCAAGGGCACGTTCAACGCCCAGAACATCAGCACGCGCTACGCCGCCTGATCTCCTGACCGCCCGCCTGGCGGGTGTCTCTTCGCCCGTCTGGGCATCCCCTTGCACCGACGCAGCCGCTTCGCCCCTTCCGCGGGGCAGGCGGTTGCGTACGGGTATTCATCTTCCTCCGCTGAAAGAAATCAATCATGGCCACTGCACTGCCGTCCATGCAGGCCGTGGTCAAGGCCCAGTCCGATGTCGCCAAGAGCGCTCTGGACTTGGGCCTGGCTTCAAGTCGTCGGCCGACCAGATGCGCGCCTACTCGGCTTCCTCGGCCGGCGTGGCAGACGCGAGCGCGAAGACCGCCCGCTCCCTGGACGCCACCGCCACGGCGGCGCGCGCCTTCACGACCGCGATGGCCGTGGCCGGCGTTGGCTTCGGTGCGAACGAGCTGATTGCCATGGTGGACGGCTACACCAAGTTCACGGCGCAGCTGAAGCTGGCGACGAAGGGCGCGTCGGACTACGGCGTGGCCATGGTGTCCGTGAAGCGCATCGCTACCGACGCCCAGCAGGGACTGGATGAGGTGGGGACGCTGTACGCGCGCATTGCCAATGGCACAGCAGAACTCGGCCTGAACCAGCGCAAGCTGGCAGACATCACCGAGACCGTCTCGCTGGCCCTGAAGGTTAGCGGGGCGACCGCGTCCGAATCTTCTCGGCCATGCTGCAGCTGTCCCAGGCTTTCGCTTCGGGTGTGCTGCGCGGCGAAGAATTCAACTCGGTCAACGAGGCTGCCCCCCGCCTGATGAAGGCGCTGGCGGACGGCATCAACGTCCCTATGGGCGCGCTGCGCAAGATGGCGGAGGAGGGCAAGCTCACCTCCGCCGTCCTGTCCGAAGCACTGCCGAAGGCCCTGGGCCAGCTGCGTGAGGAATCCAAGGAAGTCCAGACCATCGGCGGCGCCTTCACGGTGTTGAAGAACAACATCATGGAGATGGTGGGCGCGCAGTCCAACGCTAGCGGCACGACCAAGGCGTTTGCCTCGGGCATCAACGCACTGGCCAACAACCTGGATCTGCTGGCCGCTGCCGGCGGCGCCGTGGCTGTGGTGCTGGGGGCGCGCTTCGCCGCCTCGATCACGGCGTCGGGCGTGGCTTTTGCCGCCTCTGCGGTGCAGGCCGCCCGCTATCAGGCCGCCCTGGCCAGCATGGCTGGCGTCAGCACGACCGCTGCGGCGGGCCTTGTGACCGTAGGCTCTGCAGCACGCGGAGCGTCTGCCGCCATGTCGCTGCTCGGTGGCCCGGTCGGCGCTGTGCCGACCGCTGTTGGCTTGGCCGCGACCGCCTTCTACGCGTTCGGCGACAGCACCAGCGCGCTCGCCAAGAGCATTGGCGGCCTGGACCAACCGCTGGAGGACCTCAAGCGCAAGATCGACGCGCTGCCGCCTGAGAAGCGCATCTCCATCATCATGGAGATCAAGGATGACGCTGTGAAGCAGGCCAAGACGGTCGAGGCGTCTTTCGTGGAGCGGGGCAACTCCGTCATGGGTGCCTTCACAGGCATGGGGGCCGTCACTGGCGCCACCATGAAGGAGTTGCAGGGCCTAAACGACCGCCTGCGCGACGCACAGCGCACCGGTGCGGACATGACTCCCATCCTGCAAGAGGCGGCGAAGTCGGCCGGCGTGAGCCAAGCCACGCTCAAGAGCTGGCTGTCGAACATCCGTGCCGCGCGCAATGCCGCCAACGACAGTCAGAACCTGGCTGCATCGGCTACGGCGGGCATCGCTGGGCCGGGAGACTTCCCATCGCCAGGGGCTTTGGAGGCAGCGTGGGCGAGCGTCAGGAGGCCTCCCAGCAAAAGCCGCTGGAGATCAGCGCTCGCCAAAACGGCATCACCAAACAGTTCACCGAGGAGATGGCCGCTTACGCAGAAGGCCTGCGCACCGGCGTGATGCTCGAGGAGGAGTACGTCGAGGCAGCGCCTTGCGTGCGCGATGTGAGGGCCGCCCTCACGCGGCAATTACCTGGGTAGTCGATGTCGCCAACAGCACAATGAAGTCAAGGCAACAAACAGACTTCAACGATGCAAGAAATGAGATGCTGCAGTTGCAATCGCAAGCTGGCTGTCGGAGTCTTCCAGCAACTGAACATTAAGTGCCCGCGCTGCGGGACGCTGAATTCCTTGAGGGTCGAGAACCCCAAACCAGAGTGCCATAGAGCGCCTTCTCAAAAAGCCGAAGGGTAAATATGGTTATTACTGTCGAACACATGACATCTGCTGCTGATTTGCAAGCGCCTATTACATCTCACTTGGTTTCTGGTTCTGCACACCATAAACTTCATCTTTGGGATGCGGCAAATGGTGCGGAATTGGTTCCAACTAATACTTGGAACACAGGAGTATATGCTGGGGGCACAAATCCTGTTGGTCAAACAAATAACGCTATTCAAGTTGGTGCGGATAAAAGTACTAGTGCACATATCGGCAACGGTGAGGTTGGTTTTTTTCTCAATGGCTTCAGCACAACTCTTAAGCCAGAGCAAAATTACTGGAGCATGTCTTTTGGAAATGCACCTCGTAATTCCAACATAATGTCTTGGTCTGGAACCAATGATTTTCACTATGCCTATAAGCAGGAATTTAAGACTATATACATGGAAGATTTCGCTTGCGGATATTCTTATGTTGGGATGTTTATCCTTGATGTAACCACGCAAAAGGTCGTAAGTGTCGTTCTTGCAGACTGGGACTCTAGGATCTCCGCTTCAGGCGGTGACTATGCGGCCATAGCACCAGTGCACAATCCAGATGGCTCGCTTTCGCAGGTTATACCTTTTATCGGTGGTGCATTGGGTAATTCTAGTTTTGTGGAAAGCTATGGGGATCATTACAATAAAGGCAATGTTGCTGGTATGATCTTTCAGCGTTATGGAACGATTACAAGGGCGAATATGCAAAACATGATCGCGGCTTTCAAGGGGCTTTCCGCAAATGCCCATCACTATGACACGCTTGCAGCCGAAGAACTCTCCAATAATGGCGCCACTCCAACTTATCTCAAGTATTTGGATATCGCTAAAGAGCTTCGAGGTTTTACGAAAATGTCGAATAATACGTCTGACTATCAAGTGATCGGTATCGGCTTGCAGCCAGAACTTGCGAACACCAAAAATGGTCTTGATCGAGTTAAAGGTCAAGTTGGACTTACTTACAAAGACGTGGTTTTTTCGACATGGACTAATTGATTTACTCGTAGAAAACATCTGCATGGGTTCGAGGAAGTTGCATTTCTTTCCGATCTAGCCTGGGCGCCTCTGAACGCGCAACCCTTAACGGCCTCGCTTCTGCGGGGCTTTTTAGTTTCTGCCGCCACCAGGTGCACCCGGCAAAGCATGCATTGCGCATGGGGTGCAAGGCCTGCGTGGCGGCCCCAATGAAGGAGATCGTGATGCTCTACAACGCCCAGAACGCACGCGGAGCCACGGTTGTGGACATGGATTCCGGGAAGCCTCTTGCCAAGGTGCTGGACGTGAACCCCCGGGCTGGATGGGTCAAGGTGCATCAACAACCTCTGCGCCTGGACGTGCAGGGGCGAGTCGCTGGCGAGCGCATTTGCTTCGGCTTGATCTACGCGATCCAGGGCTTGGAGTCGATGCCCTGCTTATTCCACTGTTACGGGAGGCAGTCGTGACCGCAGCGCGCGAAGTCTGGCAGTCCAACGACTGTCCTGTGGCTTGTGCAGTCGCAGCTTTTCTTCTTGGCTCCCGAAATCTAGTGGCGAATCAATGGCACCGCATAGGTGACAGGGCCCCTGGTGTTGATTGTGCTCACGCAGTTCGCATCCGCGCATGTGCCGTAAAGCGCGATGTATGCCAGCAGACCTCCGGTGAAATCGCGGCCGTGGTTGAACTTCAGAACGTTTACGCCAGTGAGATCAGGCCTGGTCGGCTGATCGATTACGGATTGAGCATTTGGCTGGCAGCGGGCTTCGCAGGAGTATCTAAGTTGCCTCTCAACAGTGGCGTTGGGAGCGACGAGGTCAATTTGTATGTCGCTCATCGATAGAGTCACGGTGTCGTATACGTAAGAGCCGGCGGCAGTGGTGCCGCCAGCGAATTGCACTCCTGAGAACGAGAGCGTGATCATTTCGGCTTGTGCCGCCGTTGCCAAGAGAATAGGTGCAATAGCTATTAGCGATCGAAAATTCATAGGTAGATTGTCTTGGTTGATGTGGTCGCCTGTCCGAAGACTATGACAGATGGAGAGGCTCAGATTTTTGTGAGTGAATGGTTGACTTGCTAACATTCAACAAACCGTCAGGTTTGTTGAGAAATCGCACTTAGACTGGAACTGGTGTGAATGAAATTCATTAGCATCAAAAACATTCAACTTGATTGGGAGCATGGAATGAGGAAGTCGTTTCTTGCCGTTGCCGCCTTTGCGGCATTGGGAGCATCTGCGAGCGCATTCGCTGTTGGGAACGTGGAAGATGCGCATATCTGCGTGGTACGGGGGTGGGCTTGCGATGAAGCCGACCCGAGCTATACCGGCAGTGTGTTGATGTACCTCGACGATGGTCGATTGGTCCGCAAGCTGACAGCAAACAACCCGCGAGAGGCTGGCGTGGGGGCGATGTGCGGTGGCAACTCCAGCCGTGGCTTTGCTGGAGATCTGGACACCACCACCGAGCAAGATTTTTCCAATGGTTATCACGATGTGCGCTTTTACTTTGAGCGCCGGAACGGCACGCTGATGGAGTTGTCGAACTCGCCAAAGCGCGTATTGTTTGGTAAGGCTCAGTTCAGTCCCGGCCCCGCCGAGTGCTCTTTCCCCAACGGTTGGGGGAACTGATCGCTGATGGCAGCCCGGAATTACCGGGCTTTTTTGTTTCCAAGCCATAGGAAATGAAGAGCCCCGGGTGCATATTTCGGAGGTCAGCCGATCAACACGCACGGGCTATTCGGCAAAGCACGCATCGCATCCCGGGATACAAGGCCTGCGTGGCGGCTGCTACAAGGAGATCTGCGGGGGGCAGAGACCACACATCAGCGCCCTACCACTGCAGATTCAGATGGTTCGCACCTGAAAGCTGCCGGCAGGTCCAGCAAATCATTCCGTGGACATCAAATTGCACTCTGTGAGCCGTAGAAATATGATGTGCGTTCTGAGGAGATCCGAAGGATGAGGATTGTTGCGGCTCTAGTAGTGGCGCTGGGGGCTTCCAGCGCTTTTTCTGCAGACGAACCAGACGCAGCGGTGGCTTCTGGCGTTGTTCGCATGTCCGCTTCCATGAATGAGATGGCACTGGCGTGCAAGCACATGTCGAGCCAAAAGGTGGATGAGGCGAAAGCGAAGCAGAAGTCGGCGACGCTATCTGATCTGAAGGTCTCCGAGGCAGACTACGAGAAGCTCTACAGCGCTGCAGCCAGTGAATTCAAGAAGAAGTGGTCTTCGATGTCTGCGCAGCAGCAGCAGCAGTCCTGCGATCAGGCGAAGAAGTTGTCTGCCAAGCCCTAGAAGCGAAGGGCATTCCTGTTGTCTATCGCCACCTGCGGGTGGCGTTTGCATTGGTGGCCTGCCATGTCCAAGCTACAGACCCTGAAGAGCACACTGCAAGTGCTCGACACTCGCCGCGTGCAGACGATGCAGGCGGGCAGCTGGCGCACCAGCGACCAGACGGCAGCGCAGCCGACGTTCCTGAAGGCGCACCCCTTGTGCATCCGCTGCCAAGCTGAGGGCAGGGTTGAGGCGGCGACGGTGGTTGAGCATCGTATACCCCCTTGAGGTGATCAAGCCATGTTCTGGGATACCAGCAACTGGGAACCGCTATGCGCCATCCTTGCGGCCCGGATTGCCGCAGAGGGTTTCAGCGCAGATCCGATCATCCCGGTTCGCGGCGATGTGTCCGCCATCGGCCATGGCGCCACGCGTTACGATGATGGCACGCGCATGACTATGGCAGATCCGCCGATCACCAGGGAGCGCGCCCGCGACCTGGCCATGAACCTGCTGGAGCGGCAGTACGGAGCATGCGTGCGTGATTCGCTGGGCGACACGCAGGTGCATGTAGCCGAGTTTGCCCAGGCCGTGGACTTCGCGGGCCAGTACGATTGCGGCGCCTGGCGCCGCTCCTCGATGCTGGCGCACACGCGGGCCGGCGACTATGCCGGCGCCTGCAACGCCTACCTGGCATATCGCTTCATGACCAGAGCCCAGCCCCTGCAGGGCTACAGCGCCTTCCAGTGGGATGAGGCCGGCCACCCGAAGCGCTGGCGGTTCGACTGCAGCACGCCGGGAAACCGCATCTGCCGCGGTGTCTGGATCCGTCAACAGGCGCGGCACGCCGCGTGTATGGAGGCCAATGAAATCACTTCTGATCGCAACCGCTGCGGCCCTGGCCGGCTGCACCGTGGTCCCTGCGGGCTCCGTGCATCAGGCCTGCCGTGTGAGCGAAATCGCTGTAGCCGAGGCCGAGATGGCGCCCTCCTGGTACGTGCGTGCAGGCGAGGTGCTGGAGCGATGTGGCGTGCCTCAGGCCCGTGAACGCGCCGAGCAATCCGCCTGTGCGGGGCCGAGCGTCGCTCCGGCTACGACTGAGAGGCTCGGCCATGTACCCGATTCTCTGGGCGATGTGGTGGTGGGACGGGCGGTGATTCCTGCGTTTAACACCCACCTGGTCGCCGCCGCCGTGTTGGCGTGGCAGTTCCTGGGCGCCGAGTTGGCCGAGGCCAGGCTGGAAGCCACCACCCAGCAGCTGGCCACCAGCACAGCCCAGCGCGCGGCCGACGCCCGCGTGCGCAGCGCCGAGCAGGCCATGCACACCAAATACCAAGGAGCCCTCAATGCCGCCCGTGACCGCGAGGCGCTACTGCGCCTTGATCTTGACCAGCTTCGCACTGTCTCTGACGGCCTGCGCGAGCAATCCGCAGATGCCGCCCGCCGACTTGCCAGCGCTCCCCCTGCTGCCGTCCTTGGCGCCGCCTGGCCCGTGATGCCACGCGGGCCATTGAAATGGAAAAAGCCACCCGAGGGTGGCCTAATAAATTGTGCTTTAGCTTTAGTAAGTTGAGTAAGCCCACCAGCCGTAGTTACTTAATCCCATATAGCCTCCACCATTTGCGTTTGTCCTGACAAATTCTGCATCTAGATGGAGCATTCCTAATTTATAATTCGCTGGATTTGTAGAGAGATGTGTGCATTTCTTTTCTCCGAAGTTTTGAGGTAATTTGCAATCATCAATTCTTGAGATTGCCGTATTTATATCTTCAAGCGCCTTCTTGATTTGGGCGTAAGAGACAGTGAATGCAAACCACTTCCAGCCGCTCCATGGTTGATTTGTTGAGGCCGATGATCCAGGAACCATTGTCGAGTAGGTTGTTCCTTGGTTAAATGAGGATCCAACAATATAGGATGCGGTCGCCACGTCTTCGCCGATTGACTGTACGGGAGCTGGGCCATTGTTGCCGGATGGATAGTCAAACGCCCAATGCGCGAACCATATGTATCGATTAAATGGATCCGTCATGTCCTGTAGCGTAAATGATGGGCCCGCGTGTGCCCTGGCGCTACCTTCGACGGCTACGCTGGGAATTTGAAGCATCATTGAAAAATTGAATACACTGGAGGCTCCCCGAGAGAAAGGGCGGTGGTCCACACCGGAAAATGCATATCCCAGATTTGCCCCCATAATATTCCGATGACTTACAATAAGTCTTCCATTTTCATATGTATCTGGTGTGTATGGAATGCCATAAGCATTAAGCATTGCTCCAAATCTCGGCGATAAAACGCCTCCATCCACCACATCGTGCATTGAGACAGCCGTGCCTCCGTAGCTCGCGCCTGGTTTACTACGCTGATAATTCTGGAGAGGTGTAGGTACTGGCAACCCTGTAAAATCACCCAAGTTCCAGCCGGAAAATGCTATGCCGGGATGATTGGCGGGCGTCCCATCAGAAGATCCGGTTGAATTATCAACGGACCAAACTGGCTTGTTGAATTTATCCGCAGGATAGTAAGTCGTATTAAACATAGTTTTTCCATCTATGTCTCCAATTGGTTGGCTGACGTAAAAATAATCAGTTCCGGCATATGCCAGAGTAGCCGATGTTAAGGCAATCAAAAATGCTAGTCTTTTCATTACATCCTCTTTTGTTGTGCTTGATAGATAAATCAAGCTTCTTATCATAGCTGAACAGTTGAGCTGCATTGGTAAATTCTGTAGCTGTTCTGGTCACCGGTGCTGGATGTCGCCAATAGCTTCTGAGAATTACCAATAGGTTATTGATTGAACTATAGCTAATTAATTTGTACTTGCTTATGAACTGAACTGTTTTATGCCGCCTGCTTGCGCGGCAGCACTGGCGCCCATACCAAGCCTGCCATCCTGCCATGATCTCAATCACGAAGCACGCACACACCAGATTGAACAACGATGACAGCCGCCTGCGCCTCCCGCCCTTTACCGAGGCCGCCGCGTTGGCCAGCACTCAACAGGCCGACACCGACATGGCCGGATTCCAGAAAGGACTGACTGATGCACTCGCAACCTTCTAG